TAAATAATAATTAGAAAGGAGAAATATTATGAGTTTTGTTTTAGGGACAATATTCGGTGCTTGTGTAGGTTTTATCACTTTCACTTTAATCTCAGTAAATAATACAAAAATAAACTAGGAGGAATAACTTATGAAAGATCAAATATATAAATTAGAAAACGAGAAATGGATTAAAACAGAAATAGAAGACATTAAAATATATGATATCTTCAAAGTATTTAATTCAGATACTGGAGAATATGAAACTAACGCTGAAAAGGGAATTGTTAATATATGTGTCAGAGGATGTTTTAAGGATGAAGATGGATTATCTACAATTCAAAGTAAACCATCAGAAACTACAATTAAACAATAATTTAGGAGGATTAAATGAAAGTTAAAATTATAGAAGCAAATATGTCATATGTATTTGAAGATAATCTAAATAAGTTTCTTGAAAATGATATTAGCGTCATAGATATTAAATATAGAACATCCGGAAGTCATAATGGAATATCAGTTGCATATAACTACTCAGCAATGGTTTTATATAATGATGTAGTAACTATGGGAGATTTATTTGCAGAATTAGATATAGAGTCTGAAAGACAAAAAATGAAAAGAGAGGTTGATAGGATATGAATAGTAAATTTGTTGATGTAAGCAACATGGTTTCTATAGAAGAGATGCTATCATCTTCAACATATTATATAGCACATTATTATAATCACTGTGTTTATTGTCATCAGGCAGTTAATAACAACAAAGAGGTTATATGGAATGAAATTAGCTATGTACCGTATAGATGTAGTTGTAATAATGCTCAACATGAAATAACACTTAAGGAAAATGTACTATATAAACTCAAAGAAATAGAAGAAATGAATAGACATATTAATATGAATATCATTGACGAAAATACACAGATTGTTTTAGAAGAAATGGAAGAAAAATACAAAACTTTACAGAGGAGGAATATATGAAAGTAGAAAATGTAAAAGTGTACGATTTAGAGGAAAGTATTAAAGCTAGTAAATATCCTATGGCAATTAATACTGATAGTTGCAACTGTGATATTACAGATAGAGTAAAAGGACTTGCATCATCATCTAAAGGTGAGGGACATGATCAATGGTTAACAGGAGTTAGGGTAGCATTTGATTTAACATTTAGTAATAAAGCATGGGTAGAGCTGGAGAGATATAGATTTGTAGAATTTGTTAGTAGTCAGTCTACAATGCATAGAATATCAAAGTTTGACCTAAGTAGTCAATACAATAAATATGTAGATTATATAATGGTTACTAGGATGGAAATACTCAAGGATATATATAATGAAACACAAAATATCGAAGATTATTTAATACTATTATATAGCAATCCAAGTGGATTTGAACTAACAGCTAGATTAACTACAAATTATAGAGCATTGAAAACAGTCTATTCACAGAGAAAAAATCATAGATTACCAGAATGGAGAGAATTTACAAAATGGATTGAAACATTACCTAATTTTGAGGAATTAATATTAAATTAAGAGGAGGATTATATTATGGAAAATGAAATTAATCAAGAGCAAATGGAAGAATTACAATTGAAATTAGAGAATTCGGAGCCAATCCCGGTGTCGATGCACATGTCAAGAAAATCCTTTGAGTTTATTACAAGCTCACTTAGAATACTTGATAAAGAAAAATACAGAATTGAAAATGGAATAGAACTTACGAATAAACATTCTACCTTGTTTGATTTTCAGGCAAGGGTAATTATGAGCGATTCCAGTTCAAAAGTAATCAACCTGAGAGAAGAAATATAATGCAATCTAAAACTAGAATTAATGAAGAACTTGACTCTGCAATTAGATTATCATTAGAAAAGTTTGAACAGAGGTTCCAAGATAGAATAATGGCTAATTATAATAATATGACATTACCATGCACTACAACTTCTCAAAGTTTCTCAAAACATGATTTTGAAGAAGTAGCCAAAATGTTAAAGGAACTTCCTCCAATAGCTACAGAAATGGAAGTATTTCCTTCTGGATATATAAATATGTTTGCAGACTTTAAAAAAGCAATAGATATATCACAACAAGGATATTATCCAGGAATGGGAATTAGAGTAACAGTTATACAAGAGGATAACGAATTAAAAGAAAATCAAACTAGAATTAAATATAATGATGGAACCAGTAAAATAATTGATATATTTTAAGGAGGGTTTATTAATGGACAATAAAGTTGGATTTAGTTATGGCTGCATTGGAGATACATTAGAGGAACAAGCAATAAAACAGGGATTTAAATTAAAAAATCCAGATAAGTTCGAGAAAATAAGACATGCAATTAATATGTGTGGATTTCATGTAGCTACAAGCAGTCAGGTAGATATGATGTTTAAGAAATTAAATAAACAAGTAGTAGAAAATTTAATTAAATAATCTATTAAACCAAGAGATTTAATTGATTAATATGAGGAGGGAAATTATGAGTAAATGTAATAATTTGGAACATGGTTGCTGCACAATAACAAACAATAATAAGTGTTGTATAGAATGTGATATTCTTACAACTTGTGACAGTAAATGTGATATTCTTATGCAAGGTTTATTATATAAAGATGTTAAAAAATGTAAAGACTTTCAAGAATGTAATGAAGGAGACAGTTGTATAAAATATAATATATCAACAAGTATTAGAACTATATATAAAAGCATAAAAATGTTAGACGAAACTTACACAAATACTAAAACTGATATACGAGCAAGGGAAATAGAAAATTATATGGAAAATCTTGCTTCTGAAATAAAACAAATGTCAAATATATGGTGTAACAACAAATAATATTAAAATGTAAATTCTATATGACATAACAAGGATTGCTTTACAACTGAAAGGAGAATTAAATGAATAATTATATATTAAAAATAAACTTTGAATCAAGCAAACATTGTTTTGAATGTCCACTTTGTGATGAATTTGATGCTTGTATAATGCAGAATAATAAGGAATTCGATACAATTAAAAAGCAGATGAATAAATGTCCATTAATTGTGAAAGGAGATAAATATGTTTAAATGGATAAAAAGTAAACTTACAAATAACTTAACAGAAATTCCTTTACTCTGGGTAAATTATAATTCTAAAACTATGGATAAGAAAAATTGTATGGCTCATATTCATCCGGAGTTAACTGATGATAAAATCGTAATCGAATCAATAAATAAGCTGATAGATTATATTAGAGATAATTATGATATGAATAAATTTTAAGGAGGTTTATTGTGGATAAAAATGAACATGTATATTGTACTAATTGTGTACACTTTGATGATAATTTAAAATGTCTTAATGATAATAGTTTATTAACAGGTAAATGTGAAAAGTGTAATTGTAAAGATTGTGACTGTGGAGATTTAGAGGATAGTATGACATTTGAATTTAGACCTAATTATATAAGGGATATCAGAATATTAACAACAACTAAATAATAATTTAAAGGAGGATTAATATGAAATACTATCAAGGTTCTATAGTAGTAAGTGCGATGGGTAAAAGACGTTTAAAGTGTGAGTTGTGCGATAGAGATTGTTTGTCTTTAAAAATAAGAGAAGATAAAGTCAAAATATGTACATCTTGTTGGTTTGCAGATAAAGAAGCAGAAGATTTAAAAGAAAGTGGAAACATATAACAATTAAATAATAATTAGGGGGAATTTATTATCAACAGAGAAATTAAATTTAGGTTTTGGGATATATGTGAAAAGACAATGATTCCGGTTGATTTTGCTGATTTATGTAGTGGCTGTATGTATATTGAATCAAGTTCTTATGTTATGCAATACACAGGAGTACATGATGAAAGTGCAGATGAAAAGGAGATATATGAGGAAGATAAAATTAAATTTATATACGAAAGTACTGAATATGTTGGAATAGTTAAATTTGAAGCAGGTACATTCATTTTGGCTTGTGATGATTTTGTTGATGGATATATACCTTTTTTAGAACTTATTAATAGTGATAGAGATTACTGGTGGATTAAAGGCGAAATCGTAGGCAACATATATGAAAATCCTGAGAGGTTGAGCATATGAATGATGGAAAAGTATTTGAAAATAGTTTTAAGGAAAGTGTACCAAATGACGTCTATTATCTTCGGCTTAAGGATCCAGCATCAAGTTTTGGTGACCAAGGTAATTCCGCATTAAGATTTTCAGTTTCAAATCCTTTTGATGTATTGCTATTCAGTAATCCTTTCTTATTTACTCTAGAGCTTAAGAGTACAAAGGGAACTGCATTTAGTTTCAAAGGTAAAACTCCAATGATAAAGGCAAGTCAGATTAAAGGCCTTACAGAATCATCTAAATTTGAAGGAATAACATCTGGCTTAATTTTTAATATGAGAGAACCTTATAACAGAACATATTTTCTTCATATAAATAACTTTAATGAATTTGTAAAAAGTACAACAAAATCTAGTATTAATGAAAAGGATATTCTTGCTGCTGGAGCTATAGAAATTAGAAGTAAATTAAAAGTAGTTAAATATTCTTATTATATTAGAGAATTTATTAATGAGATAAAAGAATCATTGACTGATTAAAATATAAACAATTGGTAATAATTTCTAATACATATTAATACAATAAACCATAAGGGGTGATTAACATGGCAAAAAAAATTAAACTTAAATTAGTCTGCATAACCAATGATGCAATTACAAAGAGTTTAGAAAAATCATTGATAAATATAATTGCTAATTCAATATATAATAAACCTGAATTTCAAAAACTATTACAGGGAGCTTTAAATCCTAGTAATATATAATATAAAGGAATGTGCATTAATTGCATGTTCTTTTATATTATATATATGATATAATCAACATAGAATGATTTAAATTAATAAGGAACGGTCAGATAAAAAGTCCAAAGGGGATGTGCATACAATGGAGAAGAAATTAGAAAGAATTAAAATAGCTTGCTATATAAGAGTAAGTACAGATAAGGAAGAACAGATTGCAAGTTTAAGTAAACAACATGAATTCTTTGAAGATATAGCTAAGCAACATGATTATGAATTAGTTAAGATTTATGCTGATGAAGGGATATCTGGTAAGCAACTTAAAAATAGAGTTGAGTTTCAACAAATGATTGTGGATGCTCGATTAGGTAAATTCAGTTTGATCTTAGTCAAGGATATCAGTCGTCTAGCAAGGAATACTTTAGATTTTTTGCAAGTTATAAGGAAGCTAAAAAAATATAATTGCGACATCAACTTTGTAAATCAAGGGATGAAATTACAAGAGACTTCAGAAGTTTACTTAACAATTCTTGCATCACTCGCCCAGGAGGAATCGTCTAAATTAAGTGAGAGAGTGAAATTTGGTAAAGATATAACTGCTAAAAAGGGAAGAGTCCCTAACTTTGTATTTGGATATGATAAAGTGGACAACTATACTCTTACTATTAATGAAGAAGAAAAAATTATAGTTGAGAAAATATTCGACTTATTTGTAAATGAAGGCTATGGAAGTGGAAAGATAGCTGGAGTATTAAATGATCTAAAAGTTATTACTAAGAGGACTAAAAAATCACAATGGCACCAGGTCGTTGTATGTCAAATTCTTAGGAATAGATTATATGTAGGTAAAGTTGTAAATAAGCAATCTCAAGTTGTAGATTTTATTACAGGTACTAGAGAATCAATTCCATTGGAAAATCAGATTATAATAGACAGACCTCAATTTAGAATTATAGATGATATTATGTTCAATAGAGCTCAAGATATTCTTGAAGGTAGAAGAGATACGTTTCATATGATGAATAAAAAAGAAAGTACAAAATATCCATTAAGTAACTTGATTCGATGTTCAGAATGTGGATATGCTTTTAGACGTATGCAAAGGAAATATTCTACAGATGGAAAAACATATAAAAGATGGGTTGATAGTTTAAGAAATTCTATGGGAAAAGATGCTTGTTGCAATAAAGTAATTATTGATGAGGAAGAATTAGAAGATTATATAAAATTGCTTATACAACAAATGTTTAAAAATAAAACTAAAATTATCAAAGGGGTTTCCGCTAGACTTAAAGAAATAATTAAAGAAAAAAATAAAGGAACTATAAATAATCAGAAAGATATTCAAGTGGAATTGGATTCACTTATGAAACAAAAACAGAAATATATGGAAATGTTTCAAAATGAGATTATAGAAATGGAAGAATTAAAAGATTATACAAAAGGTATTAATGACCAAATCTCTATACACAAAATTAGTATTCATGCTGTAAATAATGCTAATGAAATAACCTTAAACATAGAAAGTATTGTTAAGAAATATTTTGATAATATGAGTAATATTATTGAAGAAGGAGAATATACTAATGAAGCATTAAAGACACTGATAAAAAGTATAATGATATATCCTGATGGCACAATTGAAGTATCTTTAGTTATTAGTAATGAACATAATTTAAACCTAATATTACCTTTAGAACAGATTGATATTCCGTTAGAAAATACCGTTCCAAATACTAATGACAATACACACTGTACTTATAAAAAGGAACGGTTTAAAGTTGTTTTTCAAGTTGAAGGAATTTCCGATAAAGGTTGATGTAGTAAGGGTTATAGAGTTTGAATTAAAAATGTAAAAAATAAGGATAATATATTCTCGAATTAACGAGTTTATATTATCCTTAAAACTGTAACTTTAAATTATCATATTAGAAACTATAAATAACTATTTATCTTTTCATTATCACATTCTAATAATCCAAATAACTTTAAAGTTTCTGTTTCTAAATCTTTTCCAGTAGCATAGTATTCTGGGTTAATATAAATTGCTTTCTTATGCACATGTTGCACTCTTTTGATTAAATTAAATTCCTCTAGAGATTTTAAAACACTAATAATACTTCTTTCAGTTAATCCTATTAATGGTTCCAATTCTTTTACAGATGGAATATTATCATTTATCACTACACAATTAGTTGGATATTGTATGTAATCTCTTAGAACATAAAACACCAATTTTTCGTTACTATTTAATTTCATATTCCTTAGTTTTTCAATCTTATCTCTGAAAACTAAATTACAATTCATATGAGATTCAACATATCCTATATTTGGTCTATTGGCTTCCACTGATATATTATAGCCAATGTTTCCATCAAAACATTTAGTTTTATTTATCCATTTCTGTTCTATTAATTTTAGTGAATCCTCATCTAAAACTAATTCCAATATTTGAAAATTAAAATTCTTTTCAGTATATTTATTCCAAGCAAATTGTAAATGTTTATTAGTATGTTTATTCTTTTTTAAGTCACTTGTATGTTGTTTCCACCTTTTAGGAATATCTATGCTACTACCTATATAAAATTTATTATTCACCATATTTGTTATCTGATAAATCCCCATTATATTATTCATTATTAACTCCTCCTACTATATTAATTTGCGAACGTGTATGATTTACCGCACCTTCTATTATTTAAACCCTTGTAAATCCACAGTTGTTTAAACATTGAAGGTGCAATCTACCGCACACCTAATCTTCCTTAAACGTTGGTAACTATACATTCTTACATCAAACATCTTAATACTCTATACACTTTCTTTTACCTACTTTTTGTACTCATATCCGATTATCTTAAAGAATTCAGATATAGCTTTATAGATTTTAACTCCTTTAAACATTAAGTTAGGATTAATTAGGAAATAAGTGTTCCTTTCATGCCAAATTCTAATAAGACATTTCTTATACTCAAGAGTTTTAATATATTGAGAAACCGTACTTCTACCTAGTTCTAACTCCTCACAAAGTCTCTTTTGATTAAGAGGTTTACCTTCAGAATCTACTAATAAATTCTCTTCCCATAATAAGTAAGGTGATAATGAGTATAAAAAAAGAACCTCTGGTTTAGTCAAACCATAAAGTTCAGTAGCACTTAATATTTCATTGTAGAATATTTTTATAAACTCATTCTTCTTTGCCCGATTCTGTTTCCATTTCACCTTTGTCGTATCTTGTACAAACGTATTAATGTTATAATTCTCTAAATTGTTTTCCTTCTTTAGTTTTGATATTGTTTCACATATTAATATCTGAGCTGCAAACTCAGAACTGACTTCACTATTAACCTCGATTAACTGACTTAAAACTGTCAATTGTTCTCTTCTTATTGCCTCGTCTACCATATTAAATTGCCTCCTACTATATTAAGTTGTTACTTTTTTTTAGCTCTGTTTAATGAATTATATATAAGAAAATATCCATTGAACCTATCGTCTCTATCAAATACCCAATATGTCATGTTGTCTAATGGATCAACATCTACCCATGTATATTTAAGACCATTTTTTACCAAGTAATTTTTTAACCTTACTGATTTACATTCAAAGTTTTCCATATGAAGAACCTCCTACTATTTTTAATGTTTATTGATTTACCTTAATTCCTTTTTATTTCCGGACATAATAAAAAGAGATAAGCCTAAACCTATCTCTTGAGTTGATATAAAATTTGAAATTTATTGGATAATAACACATATAAATGTATAGATATACAAGTCATATGTGTTATTATATTTGATTTTGTTAAATAGAGTTACTTACACCTATTTTCCTATGATGAAGCAACTAACCTACTACACCACTAATTTTATACCATGCCGACCATGTATTAGTATCTGTATTACCTCGTCTGTAATAATTATTTGTTAATGTGGTAATATCGGCACTATTGTATCTAGGGTAATACATTTGTGTAATAAATCCTCTAAAAGAGGTATCACTACTTAATTTATGAGTGACTAAAATACCTTGGTTAAACCCTGTTGGTAATCCAACAGCGCCAAAATTAACAATAGAATTTGATTGACCTACAGAAAAGCTATCAGGCAATTTTGAAACATCATAGGTTTCAATTATATATTGGTTAACTACAATAATGGATTCTGCTATAACTTCATTATTTATTGCCTTTTCCTTTTTAAAAACAACACCTTGTATCTGTAAATTTGTGCTTGAAGATAATGGGTTTTTAGCAATACATACAATATCTACAATATGATGACCTTTTGCAATACTAAATGTCGTTATTTTTCTAAGTTCTAAAACTGTACTATAGCAATCAACTGTGCCTATTTCTATATTATCAACAACAACTTTAAATGTCCCTATTGATGGAGCAGTTGCATATACAATACTTAATTCACTACCTATATATTCAAATTGTATTCTTGTATCTACCCATGCAAACGACAAAACTTTGTTATTCATATATTGTGTGCCTGTTATAATTTCCCCACCACTATTTTTAAGCCTAAATCCACCATCTGCACATAAAGTTATAAAATTATTTAATGGTCTTTGAACATTTGTTGTAGGTATAAAAAAAGGTTTTAGTTTTTGGAACATATATTCATGTCCATTTTGATTAGGATGTACATGGTCAAACATTAATGTATTTTGGTCTGCAATTACACCACTTAATATATCTGCTTTCATAGTTTCAAACATATCAAAATAACCTAAATTATACTTTTTAGAAATACCTAAAACTACATTATTATAAGGTGGTTGCAAAGCATTATAATCGACATTCATCATATAACTTGGAGTTCTAATTATTACATCACAATCGCATGAAGAAATTAATTCTAGTATAAAACCATTATAAGCTTCAATATATTCATTTAGAGTTGTTTTATTTGTTCCATTACAATCATTTATTCCACTACAAATAACAACTAAATCGGGATTTCTTGCAACTATATCTGCGTATATTCTTCTCCACATCATGTGGATATTTTCACCACTAATACCCATATTAATTACATTTACATTAGCAGGGTTATAAATTGATTTAAGCCATGTATCTATTTTGCCAACAACATTAGGTAAATAGTTAGTTGTTTCGTTTATTTCCGTTGTACTATCACCTATAAATATAACTTTTGCTGATTGATTATTTTGTAATTTTGCAATAAATTTACTTGCATGGAATGACGTCTTATCAGCCAATTGCGACTTAACTTTATTTATTTTTGAATTTAAAATCATATCCATTTAATTCACCTCCATTATATTAATATCCATGTCGTTCCATCAAACAGGTAAGCATTTTTTGAACCATCTGTTTCGAGAAAAGTTGAACCAGCTTTGTATATTGTAGGCTTTACATCTGTAGATAATCCGAGTAATTCTGCCTTTGACCAATTTGCATCAAATCCAATCATTGTTACTGCCATTATTTATTCCTCCTTGAGATTTATTTTTTATATAATAAAAGAGACTAGAATAAACTAATCTCTTAAATGGTTCTTATAAATTGTAACTTTTATAGTACTTTAGTTCTTTTCTGGTACAACACCAAACTCAACATTTGGAGCTATTTCAGAAGGGGATACCTCTACCCTAGTATTTGTATCAACTTGAGGTAATAGTGGTTCTACGGCTTCGCTAGAAGGCTGTGGGGATACTATAACAGTAGATTCTACAGGATTAACATTAACTACAACTGGACTTTTACTTTCCACAACTGTAGTAGTAGTTTTATCTGCAATAGTTGGAGAATCTGAAATAACTACTTGAGTAATTACTGTAGGTTTTAATGCTAAAATTTGTGTATTTATAGTGTCGGTAATATATTTTTGAATATCGTTAATTTCAAGTTTTAATACATTTATGGTAGGTTCAGTAAGTTGAGCATAAACGGTAGAAGCTACATTTCTTCCTATTTCTAATAAGTCTTCTCTAGAGGCATTTCCTTCTGATATTTGTGCTTTTAAATCAGCTACAATTGCCTGTTGCGCAGAGTTTACACCTTTGAGTACAAGATCATTTATTCTATCTAAAGCACTTCCTAAAAGAGCTCTAGCAACCTCATCTTTAATTTTGTTTTTTTCTATGTCCATTTTAGCTTTTGCCTTATACACAAAGAAAGTTAGATATGCTAATGCAAGCCCACCTAATAAAGTAACTGCTTGATTTAAAAAAGTTTGAATTGTTTGATTTAAATCCATTAATACATTCCTCCTAAAATTTTATTTTGCTAACATACTTGCAATTGATTTTATAAGACTAAATGAAGAACCAACTATATAAGATATAATTAACATACCTGCACCTATTTTCCACGCCATACTCATTTGTTTCCAACTATTGTGAGGAGCATCTTTAAGAGTTTGAATGGCTTCCATTGTAGCTTTTTGGTTCTCCTTTGCATCTTTTGCTACTATTGCTATTGTTTCTCTAGTTTCTTTGGCCATGGTATTTTGTGATTCTCTTATTTGGTTGATGTAAATACGTGTTTCTGTATTACTATCTCTCATTGATAACATAGCAATACCTTGTTCTTTTGCATTTATTTTTATATCGACTATATCACCTTTAATATGATCAACTTCCGTTTTTAAGCTTCCAATAGTTTGTTCCGACATTATTATTACCTCCTGCTTTTATTTTTACGTCTTATATTGGAGGATATATAAAGTGTTATATAGTCCTTCGTAATTTTAATTTGTTATAGCCTATAAGGAATATTATGTCATCTTATAGGCTATTTGATTAGATTAGACTACCAATACCACCACCACATTTTCTCAGGTCAACTCCCGTCTCAACATTATTATTTATATAATAAAAACACCTACTAATTAATAGGCGCCAATTGTTGATTATTGTTTTCAAATCCAATCCATTCATATATTTTATTTAATCTTTCCTCATCATAAAAGGTTTGTGATTTATACCATAATTCCATGTCTGAATTATTTTTACTTGAGTTAACACATTTTTCGCATGGAATTATATTCTCTCTAACATAACATCCATTTTTACTCAATGGTATAATGTGATCTTGACTAATGATTTTCATGTCTAGACCAGTGTAAGCATCTTTGCAATTAAAAAAATCTAAACAATCCTTCCATTCTTCAATCGTTAATGTTGATAAAAGTAATTTTTTCCTCGTTCTTCTGCGTTGAGAAATAACATTGCATTTATCTCTATTATCTTTTTTATATTGTGATATTTTATCTTTATTTTTCTCTCTATATTTTCTAGAAGATTCTTTTGTTTTTATGCATTTTTCAGGGTGTTCTTTTCTATATTTTTTATCACGTACTTTAAATTTGATCTTATTTTTCTTATTATATTTTCTAACTTCTTCTCTTCTCTCTTCTTTATCACTGTAGATTTTATTTTTAACTTTTATAATATCTTTATTGCCTTCTTTATATTTTTTATTTCTTAATTTAATCTCGTCCCAATTTTCTTCTTTATATTTTATAGCTTCTAATTTAAGACATTTTTTACAGGCACATTTAAGCCCGTCTTTATTCTTTTTACTTTTACCGAATTTATCTAGTGTCAATTCTTTTTTACATTTACTACATTTCTTAGTTTCCATTATTATTTAATCATCCTCCGATATTTTCTGATTAAATGGGAAAAGAGCTGTGTATCGGCACAACCCTTTTAATTACTGAAAATAGACTTCGAACCCTATTTTTCAAACCACAATATTTTTTGCACAATAATAAAGGCAGAGAATTAATCCCTACCTTGTAAAGTGTTATTTCATTTTATTTATTCTGTAAAGGCATCATCCGCATCATCTGTGTCTTCTCTAATAACATAAATTTTTGTAGTTTCTACAGATTTATGTCCAAGAAGTTTCTGTGCAGTTTCTAAAGTTTTACCTGAGTGCAATACTAAATTTGTAGCCCTTGATTCTCTAAAAAGGTGAGGATGTACTCTTCTGCCCACTATTAAAGTGAATAATTTCTTGCACCAATAATTAAAGTTTTCAGGTTGTCTTGCATGAACTCCATCTTTATCTTTACAAACAAACATAAATTCACAATCATCTTCTCCACGAACCTCTAACCATTTCTTTAGTGCTTCCATAGCCTCTTCAGAGAATTGTAATTTTCTAACAACACCAAGAGCACCATGTCCCTTACAACGAATATTATGGGTTCTATAAGAGGACACTTCTATACTAGTTTCTTTACCATCTTCGTCTTTTACTTTTACTGTTGATTTTTTAGGAATATAATTTGCAACTTCTTTTAAAAGTAATGAGCTCTCCGTACGCCTACATCCTGTAGAATAGGTAAATTTAAGATATGCAAGTTTTTCCCATTCTTCCATTTCCTCTAATTTATCACATAGGAAAGTGTATTCAGTAGGAGTCAATGGTACTTTTTTATTTACTTCTCCTAATGATGGTACTTTAATTCCTTTGTTAACAAAATTTCTAAATGTAGGATACTGTTTCTGATAATAAAGCATAATGTAATTATTTAATGTACTTACAGATGATCTTTTAAATCTAATAGCACTTTCACCTAATCCACTGTTATATAACCAACTCTGATATTTTTTATAGTCTATACTTTCAACTGTTGGTAATGGTTTGTTATCACAATATTCTCTAATATAATTTATCCAAATACGTAAAGATGAACGATATTGTGGCTTAGTTTTTGGAGATAATTCGTCACTATTATCTATGAACTCTTCAACTATTTTCTTATTGTATTCATTACACAATTGGTACATTTCCTCTGTTAAATTGGTTAATTTTTTAGCCATATTTTTATCGTCTCCTTAATTTTACGCATAATAAAAAAGCACTAATAATAATGCTTTACAATGTTATTTAATCTATGTTAAACTATAGTATGGAGAACTCAATATTCTCCTATTACATTTATTAACAGAAAGGACTACTTTTAATATATCCTTTCTGTTAATATCTGAGGAAATCCTCAGTAGTTATTTATTTCTTACATATCTTATTTATCAATTGGAATGCTATTTCTGTTTTATTCCCATAAATTCCATCCTCAGATAAAGGTGAACCTGTCTGGGTAACGAAATTGAACCAACACTGAAAATCTTTGCAATATTTGTACTTTTTACTTTGCTTAACATATCCTAAAAAAGTGTCTAATGCAGTTTGGGTATTATTACCATAAGTTCCATCACAAACTAATTGATTTTTAGATTGTGTCGATAAATTATAGAAGCGTTGGAACTCCAAAACGTAGTTTACCTTAGAATTGGGTTTTGGTGGAGATGTAACAATTATATTATTTGTAGTTAGTTTATTTTTAAAATCATACCATTGGCTCCAATTATTATCACTAAATGAACCGGGACATCGCTTAAAACTGGCATCATAGTGACGTTTAACATTTTCAATTGGTATATTTAATTCTTTCATAAGATATTTAATTAAATCTACCGTATTTCCTATTGTTTTTGTAGATGGTTTCATATTAAATTCAAGACACATTTCTACGGAAACAGAATTTGAATTGGTTATTCCTCTACTCCCATGTCCATCACCAACAGCCCATGAATTTCTAGTATGGTAATCCATCGTTTGAATAATATTATTTGAATCTGTAAAGAAATCGGCAGATGCATTTTTATTTCCACTAGCAAGATAATCTCTATTATTTTTTGCAGACGAAGAAGCTCCGACATCATGTAAAATAATATACTTAATAGCTGTATTTCTAATTGAATAATTGTAATCTATAAACAGTTTTTGTATTGCTAACATATTATCCTTCCTCCCAATTTATTATTTAAATATTCAAGAATTTTTATTTCACGTTCTCTGTTATAAAATTTATATGAAGGATACCAATCTGAAAAATCTTTATCATTTTTTGAGCAGTTACAAGATTTACAAGATGGGAGCATATTTTCATCTACATATCCTCCACCTTTAGAAACACTAATAAAATGTTCTTGTTGTAGAGGTAATTCTTCTCCACAATAACAACACTTACTATCAAAATAATGTTTTGTTGATTCCCATTCTTCTATTGTAAAAGTAGACAATAACAATAATTTTTTTGCCCTTCTACGTTGTGAAATAGCATTGATTAAATCTTTGTTGGCTTTTCTATATATTCTTTTGTTTATGGTAATCTTCTCTTTGTTTCTTTCGTTATATTTTTTGTGCCATTCAAATACTTTATCTTTATTGTCGGATCTCCATTTTCTTTGACGGATTAAGCTTTCCTCCTTGTGATTATCTCTATATATTTTACCTCGTACTTTTTCTTTTTCTACATTATTTATTCGATATTCTTTACCTAACTCCAAACATTTGTCGTGATTTTCTTCTCTATATGCTTTATGTGTTTCTGATATTTTATCTACATTTTCTTCATAATATCCCTTCATGCGATTCGATATCTGTTCCTTATGTGTATCTCTATATGCTCTGCCTCGTTCTGATATTTTCTCAGGATTTTCTAATCTGTATTCTTTTGTTTGTTTACTAATATGTTCCTTGTTTTTCTCATAATATTCTTTTCTCTTTTCTTGAATAAGTTCTTTATTGTCAATTACATATTGTTTTTTATTTTCTTTTTCGCAAGGTTTACAATAAGAACTCACACCATATTTATGTCCTTTTGCCTTGTAAAAGTTATCAAGCGTTAAATTTTCCTTACATTTGCTACAAATTTTTGTCTCTTCCATTTGTGTTTCCTCCTATTTTTTTTACATAACAAAAAGGCCTGGCAAGTAGTTATCCTGCAAAGGCCTTCTATATATAATTAAGGAGGCATTTATTCCATGCAATTCCTTAGTATTAAATTATTATTTAATTCTTACTTATAAAACCTGTGTTTTATATGATTATATTTTATGCTTCCTTATTTCATTTTGTTTTAAAAAAGGGCAATAAAAAAGCACTATTTCTAGTACATAAAGTATTACCCTTTTTAATTAAGGAATTGGAACTATTAAATTACCGAATCCATCAACTATTAGCATTGCATCAACATCTGCTTTTAATGGAGTATATCTTGGTATTGAAAAAACTGCTAGGTAGTCTAATTTCCCTAATTCTATTCTTTGTGCTAAATATAAAGCCATATCATTCACCTCCTCTCACATCCTTTCTAAAAGTTCATTATGATGAAGTCTATTGCACCAGCATTTGTTGCAACATCTTCTTTTAATTTTATATTATCTGCTTTTAATACTACATTTTCACTTTTAAGTGCTTCAATAATATCTGATTGACTTACCTTAAACACAGGATATTGGAATAATACCTCATTTGTGTTTATATCTATCATAAAGGTTGTTGCCATTTCAAAATTATTTTCATATTGCATATAATCTAATTGTTTAACACCAACTTGACTTGGATTTCTTCCGTTTAACACATCAAACATGATAAAGTCTTGCTCTTTTGTGGTATTGACTGCATTTTCACTATGTTTTTGTGGAATCATTAAAATTGTAGTTCCTGTTGTTAATTCATAATATATTTTTTTCCCTATCATTGTAACGCCTCCATTTTTATTAACTAATACATAAAATGCTTAAGTTAATTGTATTTGATGGCACTGTATTACCACCATTACTACAACTTATATTAAATGTTGCGGTAAAACCGTCACTATTAGCAACAAAATTTGTTATAGATATAGTCCAACTAATTGTTGTATAATAATAAACTAAATCTTTATTAGGCGATAAATAACCACCGTTTAATGAATAATCAGTAGTATATAAATAATATCTATTAGTAGTATTAATAAATATTTGTGAGGGTTGAAAACCAACTCCACTAACGGTAAAACCTACCGAAGTTGAACCTGAACCAGTAGGTACAGTAATGGTAGTAGTTTTTGTTATTGTTTTCTTTTCAACTACATTTCCAATAATTCCATCAATATTAATACTATTTTTTATATTACTTGCTATTAAATTACTTAAATTTTTAGTGCCTGTTACAATTCCATTATCAGTTCCAATAGTTTTACCAAGCACTACATCACTACTTATGGCTGTTCCGTAATCACCTCCCTCACCCAATAATTGAAAATTTGTGCCATCATAAAAGAAGGTATATACACCAATTTTTAAAGTTGCATCTAACCCTCCTGCCTTTTTTATTCCTTTTGTACTTCCAATAGAAGATATATTCAAGGTTGCTACTCCTGTTGAATTTGCGTTGATTTTAACGGTAAATTTCTGATTAGCAACAATAGTCTCAGTGCTTGTAATACTATAAGCATTTCCGATATTTGTAGTTGTTCCTAGATGTGGTATTGCCTTTGTGTTATCTGCCAAATGAGCAACTAAATCAACATTCTCTGCTTTTGCATTAAACTCGCTCGCGGTTATATTGCAAGATGCAAAAAGAGTTTGAAATAATATTACCAATCCATTTTCACCAGTAGTTGAGCTATATGATAACCCACTACTAGCACTTGTAAAACTTAAATTCCCTGTAGTAGTAAGAGGGGATTCTTTATATGATAAACCATCATATCTAATTTTTTCAGAAGCATATAAAGAATTAAAATCTACTTTTGTACTCAAATTAAGCACTTCCTTTCATTAATTTAATTATTATTTAATTGTTATATTAAACGAATTTAAATATATATCCTTTATATTGTTTCCCTTCGCTGTTGCATGCTTTTGTTATACTACAAATACGCAACAGAACACCAAATAATCTCTCTGACTCTCTTCCTAATTTGCTACAACTTTCAAAGATTCCAAGTGATACCTGATTTTTAAATATCTCTACTTTTTTGCAACCCTTGTGATTCCGTTTATATATTTCTTCTTCGACATCGTAGTTACACCATCCGATATCGTTTCCTTGTTTTAAATAATTTCTAATTGTTGCAGTGTGCAATTTCATAATGATACCAATTTGATACGTTGATAAATCGTTATTATTTTTCTTATAGCCACAAGCGGTTTTAACAAAATTATTCAATGTAAATTTTATACATTTGTCCCAATCAATTTTATTTAAATCAAATAAATGGGACAATGAACTAATTAATATATTGTTTTTTATATATTTTAATTCAGAAATATTTGAATTAATTCTTATGACTTCTATATCATGTATATTTGCTGTTTTATCTTTATAATCATCTATTTCTTTAGATTTTTCTTTAGTTTGCCCACTCATATTGTTATCTTTAAAATGAAAACCCCCATCCATTTCTACTATATATTTTTTATTATTTAGTTCAAAATAAAAGTCGTATCTCATAGGTTTTATCCAATCAGGATTATATTCTGTTTCAAAAAGTATATTCAATTGTTCTAAAATTGAAAACATAAATTTGAAAGGATATGACTGCCCATCACTGCAAGAACATCCAAGTGAATGGTTACTATAAATTTGGCTAATACAAATTTCTTTTCCTTTAATCCTACTACAATCAGGACATATTGATATTATTTTTTTACTACTTTGACATGTATATAATTTTGCCTCATCATACCCACCTTGAAAATATGGTATCATCCATGATGCTGTTGTTGGTATATCATTAATGCCTTCAACGGTAGTTTGATTTGCACAACATGAGCATCCCTTTCCCTTTATTAAATTAGATTCTTCCATCCATCCTCCAGTCCAACCACATTTATGACAGGTGTACTTATACCATTTCCAATTACAGTTGTTTTTATCTTTTCTATATTCTCTATCCATAATTGATAAGTCTCTTTTACTATCTTTAAATTTTGTTCCTATATCTATTTTAAATTTATTTGTTTTTAAACATAGTAAACCACCTAGCCTACAATTTTTTAAATTACCTGCACTTATTTTAAAGATATCGTTCTCTAAATATTTGATAAACAAATATTGCGTTTGGCTTTCATAATCAATAATTTCAAATTCGCCTTTTATATCATCATATGCGAACTTGATTTTACATCCTACACTTTTTATCCAATTAATATTTTTATCATTATATCCATTTTGCTTTGGTAAACTCTCTAAAAATACCTTCCTCACTATATAAACCTCCATATTTTCACATAATAGAAAAACACCTACTACATAGTAAGTGTTTTAAGTTTTTACTTATTATTTAACTGAATTTTACGCAAATCCAACAATTAGTGAGATTGCCAGTAGGAGAGTGAACATAAATATTACTATTTATTAATAGAGTTTGTCCGCTTTTATTTAAAATCCCCGGAAGTACAGTTACATCATCTCCAGCAATTTTAATATCTGCTGTTTTGTTATCTGAACTTACTGCAACCACTGTGCCAGGCCATTCTTTGACTACTTGTTCTTTACTTTTTTCTTTTTTTATTATATCTCTTATTTGAGATATTAAGAATTCAGAAAAATCCTTATCGTTAATATTCAAATTACATCACTTCCTTAAAATACTATATCTTTACTCTTGACACATGAAATTGACATATTCCCTTGGTTTTCTAATTGTAATGTTATGCTTTGAGTTAGAAATCTTTCCTCGTTTAATTTTAATGAATAATCTGTTAAAGTAATAACTTGGTCGACATCTAAATGAAACATAGGCATTGCATTAATACTAATTGATGTTTGTAATGCTACTACTCTTTTTAATTCATACTCTGCTCTCTGTTGTGCAAGTGAATTTGTAGTAATATTATCATCTACAATTGGTGTTTTAGGTTTACTCCCTATTAATTGAACCCTTGTACCACTTTGTAAATTATTGTTTATTGCAGTACCAGTTGCGATACTTCCATTTATATTAGAGCCTATAACAACTATAGTATTACAAACATCTTTAAATTTATAAGTGTTGGTAGCACCTAAATAATGAAAATTATCTGTTGAATAATCCCATTGACTTCCTTTTATTGTATCTTCAACATCTTTTTCAAATACGAGGTTGCCTAATTCATTATAGTAAACATTACAAGATAAAATTTGTGCAAATTCTATTAAAACTTCACCATATGTTGAACTTCCTATATCTTTACGAACTGTATATGGAGTTATTTCTGATGTAAAATTGTTACATAAAATAGGAGGTAACTTATCATTATTTAATGCTAAAATACCTCTAATAGTTGTATATATATTTGAACCTAATGGTGCTTGATAAATACTTGTAAAATTACCGCCCATATCTCCCGATAATAAACTAAATTTGTCTGAACCATTCAATGTTAAATATGATTCACTAAAATTGCTTATAGCTTCAGGATCTGATATTACAAAAATCCCTTGTGAGAAAAAGTAATCCTCATCTTTATTTATTGCAATTCCCAACGATAGTCTAAATTTTCTATTTATCCATATATTACTATCTTCACTAGGAATATATTGACCGTTGATATTTTTTAACTTAATTGAAACACTTCGTCTTATTCCGTTTTGACGAGTTATTGAAAGTGAACCACTTAAAATATCCGCTGTAAATTCTGAAGACACACTCTCATCTTCAGATCTCAACCATTCAACCTTACATCTTTTTTTATATTTTCCTGTCTTTATTTTATCTATATAGTCTTGAAATGTAGACATATCTATATCGCCCCACATTCTTCAATGTCAAAAGTTATTTGATATGGTTGAATATTTAACTCGTCTGTGTATTTATATTTAAAATTTGTAGTCGTAACTTTTAACATTTGTCCACTTCTAAATTTGAATAGCTTTTCTTTACCATTGTTTATAAACGTCCTTAAATCATCAATATAGTTAATGTCGCTTTTAAATACATCATCTATTTCTGATAATCCAGCATAAGCAGTAACACTAGTTTTTAAGAAGTCTCTATTTCCCCAAGTAACACCATTATATTTTGTATAATTTGGATAACTAGTTCTGTCTATTTCATTTGTTACATCAGAAGTTGTTAAATTTAAATCAAACATATAAACTTCGTTAGTATCCCCATCAATTAAATAAACACCATAAAAATCAGCTAATATATTTGCTGTTTCCAAAGGTTCTCCTATTTGAGTATTAGTTTGTGGAAAAATATCATAGATATATGTTTTGTTGGCTTGTGCAGTATAATCCATATACTGTGTCGTTCCTACATCTATAATAGCTAAGTTTTTAGATATTTCTTCATCTATGGCTTTTCTATAAATACCCCAATTAGTAATTGCAGAATCTAAACTTACAACATTTCCTGCCTGTAAATTTGACTGATTAAACTGTGATAACATTATTGTATAACCATCCCAAGAGGGAACATCATTAATTACTAAAGATTGGACTTCGGTATCCGAATAAAGCCTATTTTGAACATGTATATCATCTATAATATTGTTTCCATAAAATGTTATTTTGTTATAAACAGAAGCAACCGGTAATGGCTGTGTATAATTAAGAAAACTTTTTCCTAGGAATACTCCACTTAATAGCATTTTAATATTACCTCCCTTCTCTTACATTCCAATCCGAATACCGTTTACTAATATATCTGTTGGTCTTATATCTACATAAATTGGTATAGTTGGTAATGTAGTTGCTAATCCATATATAATTATTCCTTTGTTATTAAAATAAAAATGTGTACCATCATATCCAATTTGATAATCATTATTTCCCAATGAACAAAACACCCCTATAAATCCTACTGAAAATAGAATTTTAAACTTTGCATTAAATTTTAGAGGAATATTTATTGAATAACTTATATTACTTGTGCTATCTAACTGCAATGCCTTATTATTGTTCCTTATGATATTATTTGCATATGAATAAGTTCCATTTGGAGTTCCTACTATTTGAATTGCTTGTCCCCAAACTAATTGTATTGCACTTAAATCTTTGAATACACTTGCATTAGGAATTATATTAAGATTTGGCAACGAATAACTTACAGTAAATGTTTTCTTACCAGTAGTTGAAATTATATCATTTTGGTCTACAACTATACATTCAATAGAATAAGTAGAACCGTTTAAAAATCCATTAAATACATAAGTCAGATTAGCTGAAAATATATAACCACTATCCTTTAATACAGAAATATTACTTGAATCATATAGTACAAATTTAAATTTCTTAATCGCAATACTTTGCGGATGAGAATATGTGGCAATTGGAGTATAGGTTTGAGAATTAATTGTTACCGGAATTGCCATTGAAACTGTTGATATTCCATAAGATTTAAAAAATACTTCTCCTGTTGTAGTACTATTATTTGCATTGTCAAAGACTGTTAAAACCCATTTGCAATTTTGATTAGCAGTAATTGTATTTGCAGGAAGAGTTATATTTAAAATACTTTTATCATATAAAGGAGCTCCTAATGTAATTTTTGTACTATCATATAATAATGTTCCAGAATCATTATTATAAATATAAATGCGATAAGCTGTTATAATAGAACCATTCATAACAGCAGAAAATATATTAGATATTGTAGGATTTATTGTACTATTTTTAGGAATCATATTGGTGCTTAAATATATCAAAGGCTTTACCTCACTTTCTTTCATAGTAAAAAGAAGAGATATTAATTATCTCTTCTTTAGTTATTGAATTAGACTAAAGCAACTTTTGTTTTAAAACTACTTATAAATTCATCTACATTATTTGCCACCACTTTATCAATATGATAATTATGAATAATTGGTGCAACCACAGATTGATTATTATGACCAGATGTATTGCTCATATTTATTTTGTCCATAATATTTTCCATAGAAATTAAAGCAGAGGGAAGATAAGATACAAGTTGTCCGAAATCTTGAGTTTGAGTTGATGATAATACTCTTTCTTTTGTATCTACCATAGCTAATCTATTACCACTAAATGAACCTACTTCTCCACCACTTGCAAATTTAGGAACAACCCCTTTGCCTGATAATATCTTTTCATTAAGTAATAATGTAGCAGCCCTATCAGAGCCTGTAGCCCCTCCACCTTTAGACACTGTAATATTAACTCCACTACCATACTTTGCTTGTAGCATTGCTTTATCAACCTCTGTGTTTACTGTAATAGAAGCTGAGTTACCAACTCCTGTAGTTCCTTTTACAGTGGAAGATAAAGTACCATTTGCTTGTGATAATAGGAGAGAATCTTGTAATGATTTAGCAGAATCTACATCTGTTGTAAGTTGTTTTATTATTTCAACCCAATTATCTCCATACGTTTTCTTTAATAATTTTAATGAAGTATCCGCAAGGAGATTCATATCTGCATAATGGAGAGTTAGAAGATTAGTTTCTATAAGTTGATCTTTTTCAAGTGTTACAAGTTTTTCAGAATATGCTAAATCTTTTGCAGTTTTTTCATCTGCTAGTGATTTTTTTAACGCATTAAGAGAATCAGTTTGATGTTTTAGTGCTATAGATTTCTCAAAATCTGCATTAGATTTAACTTGGTCATTTAAGGCTTTTTGTGCGGATTCAATTGCTTTAGGATCTGCAATATATTCTTTTGTAAATTTCCCATCTGCACCTTGTTTTATTTGCATAACATTTTTTTCTTTTAGTGTATTTTGTAATGCAGTTTGTTTTTCTATTAAGTCATTCTGATTTTTTAATCTATCTTCAATTTCTTTATTAATATCATTTACAGTATTTAGATTGTCAATTTGTGTCTGAATTGCATCTTGTTGTTTTTGATTTTCTTTATCATAAATTTTAATTGAATCTTCTGCTGATTTCATTGCAAGTTTCTTTTCGTTTAATGCTAATGTATCATTTCTATTAGCACCAGTTTCACCAGCACCTGCTTTAACAGTTATGTCTAAATCCGAGTATTTCTTTTGTAACATTTCTTTGTCAATTTCTGTATTTACAGTGATAGTTTTACTTGGTACTCCACCATAAATTGAAGATGCTAATTTGTTTTTCTCATTGTCTTGTTGCTGTTTTAAGGCTATTTCATCGCTAACTCTTCTAGATTCTAAAAGCGAAGTTACTCTCTCTTTTGCTTGAGTTTTAAGTGCAAGAGTTGTGTCTAATTCCATTTTTAATAATTTAGATTTCAAGATAATCATTTCTTGTAATTGTGCTTTTGTATATTTACCACTTTTTAATCCATCTTCTACAAGTTTGATTTCTTGTTTTTTAATGTCTAATTCTTTATTGAGATTAGATACAATTTCTTTTTCGTATCCTTTTCGTTTTAAATCATCATCTGTTATTTCTGCTTGACTTGACAAAATATCGTTTTTACTTTCATATTCTGCAATTTTATCATCATATTGTGCTACTCTAATGTTGAATTTTTGATATGCAAATCCTGCTAACTTTTCTTCCCAATCAGCTATATCAGCTTTATCTTGTTCAATTTGAGCTTTGAGTTTATCGGAACCATTATCTGTTGTGGATTCTCCTGTTGATGATGTAAAGCTTGATTTTCCTCCTGGAGTATTGTTCTTTACTTTATTTAAATAAGATCGAGTTCCTTCGCCATATCCCATAATAGCTTTTTCTACATCTCCACCAGCCCATGAGATACGTTTAACAAGATATTTAGCAATTGCGTCTATAGATGATTTAGCATCAGTTCTATCAGATAAACCTTCTTCTTTTGCTGTACTATAAAGGAATTGTCCAAGTCCAGTTGCACCAGATTTAGAATTTCTAGCTAAGGGATTAAAACTTGATTCTGTCTGAATAATTCCAGCTATTAGATTAGGATCTATTCCATATTTAGAACCAGATTGATTTATCCAATCTTTATATTTACCATTTGCATATCCACCAGCATAATTTCCTGAAGATGTATTCGATGTCATAGTAGATTTAGAAGATTTATTTGTAGCAGATTCTACAGATAACATTGATTTAACATTTGCTTCATTAGTTTTTATGGATTGTTGAGTTAGGGTAATTTTCTTTTTGATAAGAATTGCTTCTTTATCTAATCCGGCGATATATGCATCAGAGTTTGGTGCAAGCTTAGATTGAGATATTGCAAGAAGTTTAAGTTGATTATCTAATTCCTTGATGGCCTGTTTTTGATCGTTTATTGCATTAGTGGCTTGTTTATTTGCATCTGTGAGAGCTTTAGTACCTTTTGTTACTTTTTCTTTAGATTTACCAACATCTTGAAGAGAAGTATCTACAGAAGTAATTATATTCTTTAATTTAAAGTAATCATCAATTGATTTTACAGTTTCTCCTGCTCCACCACTACTAGCTTGAGATGCTAAACTAGCTTTCTTACCTAAGTAATATGATTCTTCGTCTGTGGCTCCACTAGCTTTACCAAGAGTTTCAAATTTCTTTTGGATTATATCTAAGTTAGCAGCATATGCCATTAAGTATGCATTTTTAGCATCTATTGCAGTTTTAAAATTAGCAATATCTGTAAGGTAAGCTCCAGCTATTTTCTTAATTTTATCTGCGGTTACTTGTAATTCATCCTTTGCTGCTTTCTGAACAGTTACAATATTATCTCCTTTTATTTTTGTTAATTCTTGTGCAAGGAGTTTATCATCGTTCATAACTGCGAGAAGGGAAGGATAAGTTGATGCAAGTTTTAGGATTGATGCTGTATCCCATTCGTTAGTTTCTGCATGTTTTTCTAGGATTGTGTTGATTGAGGATACGATAGGAGTAGTTGTTTCCATTGCTTTAGTTACTGTGGTCATTACGTCTGCTAGGGTTTTAGCTTTTATTGTAGCTTTTTCAGTTGCTATTCCCATAGTGCTTAATGTTTCTGCTAGAATTTTACTAAACAATTCATATTCTGTTGTTGGCATTGAGTTCTTTTGACTCGCTAACAAAGAAGACAGAGCTACTTTTTGCTTATCAATTTCTCCTGGAGTATGACTGGTTTTTTTATTAAACTCGTCCACTGATTTTGAAAATTGTTTAAATATATCTTCCTTGCCTAACTCCACTAGCGAATCTGAATAACTAATAATTTTATCTTTATTAATTCCTCCGGACTCTCCCATTTTATCAAAAGAATTTATTATATTTGTTGCTACAGTTCCAGTAATTCCTGCTGCAACTACTCCATCTTCTGCTAATTTTTTAAACCATGCAGAGTAAACAGCAACAATTTCTTTCGATTTTGTCATACTATTATAAGCTGTATCTCTTGTTTTATTAGCCTCTGAAATTACAAAACTATCTATTGATGCTAAATCTTCTTTTGTAAGCTCAGCTTGAACACCCATACCTGCAAGAAATTCTGCTTTTTTAGAAGCATATGCCTTTTCATAATCTACTCCCTTACCTTTTGAAACTTCTGAAGCACTATCATAAATGTCTTCTTGCTTTGTAATATTTCCTTTCGATTTATCATAATTGCCTGCTGCATCGTCAATTGATTTCTTTGTAGCTGCTTTATCTAATTCAGCATTATTTTTCTTCATTGCTGAGGTTTGTTCCTCTATAGATAAAGTTTGATCTCTTATAATAGAAGAAGAATCAGGTAATAGTTTGTTTAATTGTTTTACAACTTCTCCATAACGTTTGGTTTCTTCAGCAGTAAGACTAGTTTTCTTAGCTAATTCTTCATGCTCTGTTATTAAACCATCTATTGAACTAGTTTTATTATTTATAGTATCTAAGGCAGATTGCATATCTTGAACTGCATTCTTTTGTGCTTGAACCATTTTTATTATTGCGGTAATTCCAACCGTTAGAATAAGAACTCCTGCTAACATTGCAGCTTTCATAACCCATGCACCAGCGGTTACAGCTTTCTGAGAAGCGTTAAGAGCTTCATTACTAGCGGTTTGTCCTGCTGTACTTGCAGTAGAAACATTTAAACTTGCGCTTGTTTGAGCTATTACTATATTGTATTGTTCTTGTGTGATAATTTTCTGTTTTAATAAACCATCTGCTTGTGCTTGTGTTATTGTTCCAGCAGCAACTTGTCCTTGTACTCCAGCTTCATATATTGAACGTCTTCTTAATGCTAGGTTATATTCTTCTTGTGTTATTATCCCTGATGCTAATTGTCCTTGCAATTCTTTTTCTGAAAACATACGTTGTAATAATTCAGCCTTTCTACCTTGTGCAGATAAAGTACCAGCAGTAACTTGTGCATTCAAACTGCTTTCTAATGCAATTCCTCTTGCAAGGCTACTCTGAAGTCCAGTTTGTGCAGCACTTAAAACGTTAGTACTAGTAGAAGCAAGTCCAAGTTTAGTCCCAACTACTTGTAATATACCAGCAGATTCTGTTGCGGTTATATTTCCTGCTGCAACTTGAGCCGATAAACTTGCAGATGCTACTTGATAAGCCTTTGCTGCGGTTGTAGATTTTTGGTATCCTCCAGTAAGAGCAGATAATCCATTAATTCCTGTTTTATCTAGGAATTGTGTGAAATTTAATCCTGTAAATATTTTAGATGCTGAAGAAAATGACTTCATTACAACTCCAACTTCAAGTAGTGTAAATAACCATTTTTTCATTCCTGGATCTGCTTTAGAAAGAGCTTGTGCAATTGATGTTGCTCCATTTGCTACGCCTTTCAAAGTTGTCATAAGTCCTGCCTCACCGACGCTAATATAAAGTTCTTTGATTGAAGATTTAAAAACCTCAACTTGTTTAGAAAATGTTTGCATAGCCTTCACGTTTTCCTTTGCAGAGTAACCTACTGAGTCTGCACTTTCTTTTGCTATTGCATCTATTTCTCCCCAGCCCTTGGCCAAAATCGAGATGTCGTTCTTTCTCCATGCTTGATGTTCATATGAAATCGCTAGTTTTCATACAGTTCTCATGTAATAAATTACAATGAACTTCTCATACTTTTATATGAGAACAGACTATATCACAATCCTATTTATTAGATAGGATTCTCCCCATTTCCCTACGCTTGTAGGTACGAGATTTCTCTCTAGTCGTTGAAGTTTACTCTGTTCGAGTCTTACTTGCTGATTACCCATTGTTTAGTAGCACTTAGGATTTAACCATATGCCATTCTGATTATTTTTTCTACTTTCATCACCATCACGCTTAGACATATTTCATTCTTACGTTGTGGTTAATCAGACTTTAGGGACTTCCAGCAGTTAAAGGAGTTTTGATAGGTTAAACTATCGGTCTATACTTTTTACAAATATAGGGAGCTTTAAGGTTACTCCACCCATTGCATCTAGAATATCATTTGAAGATTTTGTTCCTTCTCCAAACTTATCTAATGCTATGTTTGTACTTGTCATTATGTCTTTAAATGTGTTGAAATGTTCAGCATCTTTCATAACTGTAATTCCATAACTTTCCAATACACTGATTGTTTCAGGTCTTAAAAGTCTAGTTTCCATAGTTTTGATAGCATTTCCAATTTCAGAACCACTTTTTTGTGTCGCCTCACCGATCACCACAGTAATTGCGTTCAAATTATTAAGGTCAATTCCTAGGTTTTTTGAGCTCGACCCAGCTCTTTGCATTGCCTCTGCCATGTCATTTGATTTTACTGCATATTTATCACCTAGTTTATTCCATCCATCTATAATCTTTTCTGAGTCTTGAAAACTCATGCCTAGCTGCTTGACGGCCGAAACTAAGTAGCCGGTCATTTCTGTTGCTGAGGCTATTTCTGTAGTATTCAAACCTAACATAACTGACTTTGACATACCCGTTAAATCTGACTTGCTACTTATTCCTGCACGAGCTAACTCTGTCATAGCAGTTTGGACTTCTTGCAATGGTTGACCAAAGTCTTTAGAATATGCCACAGCTTGTTTTCCATATTCTTTTAAATCATTATTTGTCACATTTTCAAGGGTTCTGGACAAATTATTAAGCGAAACTTCGTACGAGGAATTTGTCGTAATTAGTTCTTTTATAGAACTTGTTAATAAATATATATTTGCTGCGGCGAAGGCGTAGGCTCCGGAAATTTTTGCACGATCCATAAGGCTGTTGTTTATGTTTCCTGAACCCATCGCTAATTGAGATTCCCCAGATATTTTAGATAATTCTTTACTCATTTTATCGTATTCTTGGCTACTTGCTTTTTCTTGAGTGTAAAGTTTTAGTGCGGATAATGCTTGTTTTTCATTTGCTGCTATAATTTTAGCCGTTACATCCTGCCTAGATTTAACCTCTTGGTCAATAGCCAATTGAACTCTTTTAGCCTCATCTGTATATTTCTTGGCTTGTGAGGTGGCTTGCATTCTAGCAGTACCTTCTAATCCTAACGAGGATATTAATGCTGTTGATTTACTTGCAAGAGCATTTAAGTCAGATATTCTAGCTTTCTCTGATGAGTTTAAAGTTAAATAAGATTGATTAATTCCGTCTAATTGAGATTTATATCCAGCATTATACAAAGTTGTATTTTGCCCAGCATTTTTCTTTTGTGCTTCAGACTGTCTATTTATAGAGTTGGCCAAAGCATCTAAATCTTTTGCCTGTTGTTTATAATCAGTTGTATTAGCTGTAGTTGTTACAGTATTGCCTGTTTTATTATTAGTGGTATTATTAGTAGTTAATTTTTTACCTGCTGCATTAACGGATTCTACCATCTTTACAGTTTTGTCTATTGCATTTGCAGTATCGGTTATAGTTTTAGTAGTTGTCTTTGTGATTTCTGAACTTACTTTCATAAGAGCTGCCGTTAAATTCTTTACAAAGTCATCTATTTTAGTCGTAGTTATATTTGTATTACCCATACTATCTAATTCTTTTTTAATTAATTTCAATGTATTTATTGCAGTGGTAGCTTGTTTAGTAGTAATAATATCAACATTAATCTTTGACATATCAATAGTTTGTAATATTTTATTAGCGTCATTAATATTTTTTTTGAGAGTGGAAAGTCCTAATTGGAGCTCTCCGACCAATTTTCCCTGTCCTATTGCCATTTATTTATCTACTCCTTTCAATTTAAAATAAAAAGAGTAGATGATTCCTACTCTTAACTTACTAAGTTATTATTTAGTTGTTGTTTGTAATTTTGTTTGAATTCTTCAAATTGTTCTGGGGTATTTTTCCCATATCCATATTCTAAATGAAATCTATCATGCACCTCGTTGGACAAACAAACGCCCAATCCATATTTAGCATGCAATTTAGTACAAGTATCTACTAATAAAGCACTTTCTATTTCAGTATACATATTCATTTCAGTATATATTGGTAAATTGGTTATACTAAGTGTTTCTTGAATTATTTTATCAAATCCATATAAATGATGGACTACATTAAATCTACTACCACTTAAAATACATTTATAGTAACTCTCTTTAATGGAGTCTTTTTTCCATTGTAATATATTTGAACGCAGATATTGAGAAAGAGTGCTTACTCCACCATTCCATCTACAATTACCTTCTCCAATTTTACTCTCCGTAGAACATATGGGGCATCTAAAGTCTCGATGTTTTGAACCGTTAGTGCTTCTTTCAAAATCATCATGTTTTCCATCTGGACATTTAAACCAACAAATTTCAGTTGAGCTTGGAGAAACATCATGCGCAGATTTTTTATTCTTATCCGAATATATATATGATAAATTTATTTCTTTAAGTAAACTACCTAAGCTATCTCCTTCATTAAATACATTATGGCTACAACAAGGACATCTTGTTCCGTTTTTAAAATTCCACCAAGCAACGATATAATCCTCGTGATAATCTTTGTTTTGGCATTTAATCCATATCTTTTTATCTGAACCTAAACTTATTTTCCAAGGATTTAATGTATTTTTATCTGACCAATATTTATCTAAAAAATCTTCTCCTAAATTGTCTATGCTCCATTGAGCAAGACTATCTTTGGGATGAACCTGTTTACCTGCACAGAAGGGGCATCTACAACCTTTTGAAAAATGACGAGGTTCTATTTTATAACTATCATGATAAGAGTTGTCTTGGCAAAATATAAAAACATCTTTTGTTGACATCACAGTGATATTCCATGGATTATTTCCTAACTCATTATTTTTATCCCAATCCCAATACTTTTCTAAAAAATCTTTATTTATGTTGTCTATATTATATTGTGCAAATGAATCTCTTGGATGAACTTTTTGTCCAACACAACATGGACATCTTTTACCTTCTGAAAAGTGGCTACAACTGATTTCATAGCTTTCATGATAATCTGTTTCTAAGCATTTTATCCATACTTTTTTATGTGCTCCCTTAGTATACTCACTCCAATGTTTTTCATTCTTTTCATAATCCCAATAGGGTTCTATCACTTTCCAAAATTCCTCGTTTGTCTTGCATACAATTCGTTCTTTTAACATATTATATTTCACTCCTAGTTTTATATTTTCACTCGAAATTAAATAAGGTGGCAAGATAAGCGAGTGAAAACTTATCATTCCAAAAGGTTTATAACTCCTCCTGTTGCCACTTTTTATAATAATATTAAATTATTATTTAGTTGTTAAAACTTGTATCAATTGCATAAATAGTCTTCCTTACCTAAATTATACCAAGTTATTATTTAATTGTCAATATTTATTTACATAAAAATAGAGCAGACTATTAAAATCTGTTCTATTATATATTCTTATTTATAATAATTTAAAAGTATTTGTATATTATTTTTTAAATTTATTTTGTTCTCTGGAGTAGGTTTATCACATTCAATTATTAAATCTCCGTTTACTTTTGATGATTTACTTAATAAAAGTTTTTCTGTTTCAGTGAGAGGGGAGGAGTTATCATTTTTCAAATCTGATTTAAGTAATGAATCTAAGTCAGTTATTATTAATGGTTCCTTTTGATTATATAATTCAGTGTATTTTGTTACTATTAATTTAAGTTTATTATCAAATTCAGTATTTACATCTTTCTTATATTCATCTTTTAATTCTAATGTACTAGGAATTTTTAATCCATCCGACTTAGCACATCCGAACATCATTATCGTCAACATCATAATTCCTATAACAACTATTACCTTTCGCATATATTGTAATCCTCCATTTATTATTTATTTAATATAATATGATTATACACCAAATTTTGTGAATTATACAATATATGAGAAAAATAATAAGTAGTGTTAATAATAAAACAGCGATTTTATAAGATAGGTCTAAAAAAAATAGAGGAACACCGAAGATTTAATTTCGTATGCTCCTCTATTGGTGTTTTATTTTTTCTTTTCATTATCCTGTGATAATGCTATCATCATATCTTTTGTAACTCTTGGCAGATTAGATTTAACTCTACCTTTAGAATCTACTTCTTTATGATTTAGTGGATTTATCTCCTTAAGCATTTTTGACGCATCAGTTGCATATGAGTTTCCAATTATACCCTTATATGATTCAAAAGCAATATGTATATCTATTTCTTTTATACAATCTTGAAAATCTATATAAGCAAATTCTCGGACTTCTTCTGGTGTTTTTTTATAATGAAGACCTACTAAAAATACTCCCCTCCTTAGAGTTATTCCTGTATTGGAGGTTGATTGTTTTTTATTTCAAAATTATCCTTCAATTCATTAAGACGTTTTGTTATTTCTAATATTCTAGTCATATCTTTTGCTAATAGTTCCGGTAAAACTTCCGTTGCTATTTCTTCAGAATCAAAAGATGCTATTAAGAAATCGGTAGCTATTTGGGGGCCATCGCCACATCCCATTAATTTTACAAAACCATTTTCCTTAACATTTATATACTGACCATAAAATCCAGTAAGCATATATTTTACTTTTATGGGACAAATACAGTAAACTCTTCCATTTGAAAGTTCTATTTGATTTTCTGTTAATTTATTTGCCATTATCCTTATCTCCTTTATAATTTATTATTTATGTAAATAAAAAGAAGCCATGGTTAAATAGCTTCTTGTAAAACCAAATTATTATTTAATTGTTGTTTTAATATTTGTTCAATTTTATTATCTATTAATAATTTATATGTTTCCCTTTTATTATCTGCTTTATAAGATATTTCTAAATAATTATATCCTTTAGATTTAGAATATATCCGTTTATATCTATCTTTTAATTTTGTATAATGTAACTCTTGCTTTGGTGTAGTGTTTTTAGTTTTTGCTTGCATTATATGATACCCATTTATTCTATAATGTTGCTGTCCCATTACTTCACATAAAAGTTTTAACTCTAATACTTCATTATCAAAAGGCAAGGTATTATTAGTGCCCTTTCTTTTAGGATTTATAGGAACAATAGTACACCTATGTTCATGCAATATTGTATAATCAAATGTATTTAAATATAGTCGCACCTTTTCTTGAAGAAGACTTTCATTTCGTTCTTGTGTACATTCTGGACATCGGAAATCACATTTATTAGCATCATATATTTTCGTGAAATGTTCCCCATGTTTTCCGCAAGGGCACTTCCAATAAATTTTATTATTATTCATTGGTGAATATTCATATGGTGATTTCTTATTTCTATCTGACCATAATTCTAATACTTGAGGAAATAAAGTCCCAAGTGAATCTAAAATATGCAAATGACCAACTTTATGTGAACAACCGGGACATCGACATCCTTTATTAAATATACAAGGGGAAGATTTATAATCATCATGATAATCCTTATCTTGACATTTAATATATATCGGATTATTTGAACCACAATAATCAATTTCCCAAGGACTGATTGTATTTTTAATACTCCAATACTTATCAAGGAAATCTTCACATATATTATCAATTCCCCATTGAGCAAAACTGTTACATGCTTTACAATTCATACTACCTTTATCAAATGTAAAGCTAGCAATATGTTTCTTTTCACTGGGATGGATACCCATAGGACATTTAAAATAATACTTTTTTGCTGTTCTGCAATTAATTTCACTAATTTTATATTTATTAAGTTTTTCATCCCATCTATCAATTAAATCTTTTCTTCCGTTTTCATTGCACCAATCTTCTAGACTCTTGCCACCATTTTCTAATTTGGATTTCATTGCTCTTTTACCAGCATATAACTTAGTTGCACAAACATTACAATAATAGGTATTGTCTTTGTGGACTTGCTTTGTATAATCACTCCATGCTATATTTTTAAGAATATCTCCGCATCCATCACATTTTACGTTAACTTTTACACCGGATGCCTTAGATAAATCTTTTATATTCACCATTAATGTTGTCCCTTTAGGACAAACTAATTTTCCTTTAGAACCCACTATTTTATTTATTCTATATCCTAGATTTTCATAATACTCAACATTTCTAGGACTTATATTTATTTCAACGTGCTCTGTTATTATCATCTATTATTCCTCCTACAGAATATTATTATTTAATTGTCCTAATTATTTAAAAAGGAGAAATTGGCTTAGGATTGCCAACTTATCAATAAGGTCTATAAGTTCCTTATTTATCTCCCTTATATATATTATACTAAATATGGTTATATGTGTCAAGTATTTTGAAAATTATTATTCAGTTGTAATTAAGCTGTTAAATATTTAAATTCCCACATTTTACCATCTGGACGTCTAGGATCTAGACCTTTTAGGGAAATCTCATTATTCGAAAGTGACTTATAACTCCCTCCTAGCTTGGATGTTTGAAGTATTTTTGCCTTGAAAATTTCAATCTGCCCATATCCTTCTACTATTGAATCTGTAGAGTCAGCCCCAGAATAAATTGGGAAGGTCATTACCACAGCGCCGGCACCTGGGAAGTCTGTAGTCTTAACTGAAAGGATAGGAGCACTAGCTATTGCTACTGAATATGAAGGGTAAACTGTTTTGCCAGCATCTCCAACTACAAACTGAACCTCTGTGGAACTTGCAGAAACAGTTGTTTTAAATTCATTAGTTAAAGGTGCTGTTGTTTTTTCAACATATCCATTAATTCTAACCGAATTCACTTGGCATACGTAAGGAATAGTTATTTTGCCTGCAACATCAATAAGATATGGATCTCCGAAGTATTTGAAATTAGTTGCTCCAGTTGATAATGTACCACCACTGGAAAGAGCTTGTGCATTGATGTCATATTGTGTATCTGATATTTTAATTTCTAGTGTCTTTTTTTTGTCGATTTCCGCAAGAGAATAGAATGACCAACCTCCGTCTATGGTAAGAGAATCTCCTCCAAATGAAACTTCAGCCGAAGATCCAGTTACCATATGGTAATCTCCCTTAGCAGTTGTAACTAAAACCTTAGGTACATCTATGATGAAACCCTGGATTGATTTATTTGCCATTGTTAAATTCCTCCTAAAATTATATTATTTCTATTTTTATATAAAATAAAAAGACTATCTCTAGTCTCTATTTTTTTAACTGTAAACTCTTTTGTAACTAAACATTACATATGCTCGTTTATACCCTACAACAGAAGATGTTAATTCATTACTTGCCTCTAAACTAAATCTTCTATCATTTATCAATTGTCTATTAAACATTTTAATCAATTTATCTATAATCTGATTAGTTCTTCTTTCAAAATTACCTAATCTGTCTTGCTCATTTGGAACAAAAACTTCAATGATTATGTTATTCTCTTTGACTAGAAAGTTATTTGTAGAATTCATAGGTGCACTCTTAATCAAAAGCCTGCACGTATTTGGCACAACCACAACATCTGATATGAATGCCTCTACAAAATATTTAATCCTAAGTTCTGCAAGATTCGTAAATACTCCTGAAGGTACAAGCATCAAAGTTTTCAATTCATTGTCATTTAATAACAGTTTCATAAAAGCACCATAGTCGGATGCAATTCCACCCATATAATCACCTACTTTACTATTAAATAATTACTAAAATCAATTTTTGAGATAGCATTATCTATCCCTCTGTTAAAATATGTTTCTGCCATAATTGCTGAGTTGCCGAATATATTTGTCCAATACAAACTTGGATCTTGTGACATAAAATCCATACTAGTTCTGCTTGTAGCTTTAGATTCAGCCCATGTGCCACTGAGAGGATCAAAAACTTCTTCCCCGGGTAATGTGTACATAGAACTTCCATTTCGACTATCATGATAATATTCACTAGATATAAATTCACCATACCAAGGGTTAGCAGCACTATTCATTAGATTTCCAGTACCAAATTCCAAACTTAAAGCTTGTGCCATAAGTCCTTCATCGTCCTGTTGTAATATACCTATTTCTCTAACAAGTTGCCCTGCGGATGCTACAGACCTGAATTTTAATGCTTCTATGACGTTTAATTTCCACTCTTCCATTTCTTTATTGTTGGAGTTTATATGAGTTTGAGATAATTCGCCAATCATAAATTCAATTAAAACTTTTGCCACAATATCGAGTTCAATATTTAACTGTTTGATAATATCATTTATTAATCTCTTTTCGTCAAACATTAGTTTCAATTATATTACCTTCTTCGCATGAAAAGTTAAAATACCATCAATTCCATCCAAATCCATCTGACTATAATCCAAACTAATAACTTCATATTTATCATTTACCCAAAGAAAAGTATCTCCTTCAATAATAGACTTAGTTAAAGTACTAATCTGGCAACTGCACGCCATTACATCGCTCGGAATGATTCCAACTGAGCCATTACTCGTATTAAACTCAAAACTTCCAATTACAGATATACAGTACAAACTACTTACTACAGGATAATTGCCTGCAACTTTAGTTATTACTCCACTAGAGTTATATTCTTCTGCGAAATATCTTGTAATGTTGAATTTTGAATTACATGTTCCAACGGAAATTTCATAACAAGCTGGAAATTGATTAGTCTTAACCTGATTTATCAGAAGTATTTCTTCCTTATATTGGATATAATCTCCCATCTTTAGATTAGAGGAAAGTTCAGCAAAAATAACTTCATCGCTAGAAACTATATTATTGACGGTTCTGTAATTAACTTTATCCATTCTAACTCTAACTTTTGCAGTTAAACTGAAGTTGAGAATACAATCTATTCCAAGTGGAGAAGCAATACTGTCTGCAAAATCTTTTTGTAAATTAGGTGGAATATAAAATCTCATCTAATCCACATCCTTGGGAAATTGAATTGTCATTGGTAATCTTCTAATATCTCCTGCAACATCTAAAATATTATTTCTAATATCTTTCTGTGTAACAGGGGAGAGGGGATCTAAACAATCATCAATTAAATATAAACAACTCGTAATTCTTCTTGACAATAAATCACAAAATTCTACAAACTCATATTCCTTTACATCAACTAATTCTAAATCCTTATCACGAATATTAATTATCACTTTCATAATTAAACACTCTTATGTGTAAATTTAAATGCTAATTTTGATAGACGAGATTCTAAATCCACTACATTCCCATTGATTGACTTAAAAATGTTTCCAGTACCTGTTACTGAGATTGCATTAGTTGTATAACTTGCTATCGTATCCCAATAGTTTTTAATCTGATTGAAGAAAGCAATCTGTGAAGCAACTAAAATGTACTCTCTTTCAGTTAGGCTAAAAGTTTTATTTAATTGTGATAAAGTTTTATTATAATCAATGTCCCAAGTATCTAATCCTTCATCAACATAGAGTCTCTGAGCACCTTCCAAAGTAAAGGTGGCATAATCTGTATCATTAAGAACAATTGGAGTTTCTTGAAATTTAATTTTAGCTATTAATTGTGTTTTAATCTCAGATAGCAATAACATGATTAACTGCCTCCTTTATTTGTAAAATGTCCCTATCTAGAATAGATTTTATATTGTCAAAATCCCAATATGGAATTCTAATTAATGGAATATTATTATCCATGCAATATTTGTCTTTAATTCTGTCTCTCTTTTGTTGCAACAATAATCTTTTTTCTCCACCAAAAAATTCAGTAGTAGTATAATGTAATGAACCATCATATTCAATGAGATAAATTATTATTGAGTTGTCATCATAAATAGCAAAATCATATTGTAAACTAATAAGATGCTTACAATCTGGAAAAGAATGTTGCTCTGTGAAAATAATATTATTATCTTCTAAATATTGTTTTACTGCAATTTCTCCTTTAGATGATTTAAGTCTGCTACATGCTGGACAACATTTACCTCCTGAAACAAAAGATGAAAATTGTTCAGAAAATAGTTTCCCACACTTGCATTCAAATGTAATTTGTTCTTTATACTCACCTAAGATAGCAGTAACTAATTTGCAATCACTATTTTCTTTAACATAGATATCCATTTCCTCAATAGTCCATCTATGTTTAAAGCCACCGTTTGCATATCCACAAGCTTTACATTGTTTCTGATTCGTTGTGTTAAAATCATTTATAGTACATTCGTATATTTCCCCACAAGCACATTGTATTTTCAACTTTGTATGAGCGTTAACATATTCTGTACTGAGAAGCTTGCATCCGTTCCCATTTTCCCCTTCAATCTCTTCTTTAACTGTTTCATATGTAAGTTTTGCCCCTTCAGATCTCTCTGTAAAAGAACATTCATTACATTTCCTTTTATTTCTAGCTTTGAAGTCTTGAAAAGCTGTTTGAAAGTGATTGCCACAACTACATTGTAATTCAAGCTTTTGTCTTTTAGTTTTATAATCCTCTTTTTTAGTTAGTAGAATACAATTACTTTTACTAGTAGCTTCAATATACTTTTTTACATCTTCATAAGTTTCTCTTACTTTTGGAAGTTTGCTAATTACTTCTGTGCATTCCTTACATCTTCTTACATTACAATTTCTAAAAGCATCATAACCTACATTAAAAGTATTACCACAAGAACATTGAACATCTAAGAAAGTGTGATTATTAACATATTCTGTGCTTATTAATTTGCAACCACTTCCACTTTCTATTTCAATAAAGTTTTTTACAAATTCATAAGTTAGAGTTCTGCTCACATCAGATCACTCTCCCTTATTTACCTTTACTGATTTTTACTTTTGCTACTTTTGGAGTTACTTCTTCAACTGGTGTTACATCATCCAATTCGATTTTTTTTCCAACTATTTCTTCAACAGCTTTTAATCTAGAAACACTTAAATCACTTTTCTTAGCAACTTCAAAAATTCTATTTAATGCAAACATTTCTGTAACACCAGATAGACTTTCTTTTATTTCACTAGCAGATAATTTAAATATATCTTCAACTTCCTTATCTGTTAATATATTAGGATTCTTTTCTTCGTAACCCAAGGATATATTTACTTCTGAGTCATCAATTACGAGCTCTCCGGAACTAAATAAATCATAGTCAGAATCTAGTTCTCTAACTTCTTCCTCATTCAAATAAATAAATGAATTAGGTTTAACTTGCCTATGTTTATTCCACTTTTGACATAATAAACCTACATTATATTGATTATTATTTAATACCTTTATACTTTCTTTCATAGCACCTTATCTCCTTTTCAATTAAAATTTAAGAGGGACGAATCCCTCCTATAATTATTGTGCTCTGTAAACGCCCATGTACAATTCTGAACCTACAACTTTTGCTCCCACGATACAACCCATCATAAGGTCATAATCCCCTGTGAAAAAGTCTTCTTGCTCTCTCATATAAACGTCACCCTCAAATTGAACTTTAAGACCTCTTTGAGAAGCATCTCCACCTGAAAGTATATATAGAAGATCTTTTCTTAATAATTTAGTAGTTAAACTATTTCTAAGGAGAGGATTTACTAATTTAACAACATTAGCAGTATTGAATGTACCTATGAATCCATTAGCATTATGCTCTAAAGCAAGTGCTTCTGGTAATTTAGCATTCCAACCTGAAATATTGTCAAGTAAAGATAATTTAGAAATATCTCCTAGTAAACTAACTTGACCAAATTCTGCAAAAGTATTGATTTGATTCTTCAAAAGAGTTTGATCAATACCAACAGCAGTTTCATAATTAGGACTTGCAAGAACTGAGAAAGCATTAAATAGAACTGTTTCTAATTCTTTAGTTATAGCTTGATCCATTTTTTCAGCAGAAAGTAGAGCTATTCTATCAAAGTTTATTCTATTAGACGCCAAATCCATAAATGAAATGCTTGGTCTGGTAGTTATGTGCTTAGTATCCATGCCAACATATTTCTTAGTAAGTGTCCCTCTGTCTCCAGCAACACCCTTAGCAGTCCACTCAGCAGAAGTTAAATCTACTTCAATCTCAAACTGTTGTTTAACATTTATTCCAGTTCTAGCAACGTCAGCAAATGATTCAAGATAATTAGTTTTACCTCTTAGTATTTGATTAGTTACGAGAGTTGTTATTTCTGCTAATTCTGTTCTTATTCCTTTGTCTTTTGTAGCGATATATTTTGCAGATAGATCCTTCATTGCACTTCTTGCTTCTGCTAATTCAGGTGATTTGGAATCCACCTCTCCTTTAGCTTGTGCTAAAAATATGTCCACTTCTTTATAAATTGTTGCCATTTTTATATTCCTCCTAAATTTTAATAAATTATTATTTAATTGTTAATATTTTAATTAAACTGCTGTTACTATACAAACTAGAGCTTCTTCTCCGTCATAACTTGTAACTTTTTCTATTATTGTTGCTTGAAATAATCCTGCTACGTTAGCTTTAAGTTTTCCAAGAGCAGAAACCATTACTACTCCACCAACTGCATATGTACTAAGAGTAGCTTCTAATGAAGTTGTAACAAACTTACAACCTAATTGTAGTTTATCCATTTTAACAGCAACACCAATTGCAAGTACAAAATCTTTGTCAGCTTTACCTAGTTCTATTGGAGTGTCAATATCACATTGTACAAAATACACATCTCTTGTAGCATCTACTCCTGGAACTGCTACAGTTTTATCTGTATAAGTAGGTGTTACAAACATGCCTCTACCAAGTCCTGCTACTTTGGCAGTAAAACCACCTTGAGTTGAATATAAACCATTTTTAACTAATCCGTTCATTTAATATTCCTCCTGTATAAATTATTATTTAATTATTATATTGAATATTTCTCTCTTAGAGAACCGGGTTCTGCTCCTGATATTTTTAAATTGTCAACTAATCTACTTGCCAGTGTTACTATTGGTTTTACATCTGGAACTACTGAAGCTAAAGTAATATACTTTTCAGCAAGAACTTTATTCACAGCAACTTCATCTAAAGATTCTATTGAAGCATTTATTTCTTCAACTTCCTTTTCTGAAAGCACTTTTAAACATCTTACTTTCAGAGCAGATACTTTTTCTAGTTTTTCAGCAACCTCCTTTTCAAGTTTAAGGTTATCTGATTCTGCCTTGAATACTTGTAACTCAGATACCTCAACAGTTTTAGCTTCCAACTGTTCGCCAATTTTTACTAAATCAGCATCTTTACTTGCAATTAAAGTATCTTTTTCTACAAGAAGATTCTCTTTCTCAGCTATAACAACATCTTTAGAAGCAATTTCTGATTTTAAAGTATCTGCTAAAGCTTGTGCTTGTTCTAATTCTTTTTGTAATTCTTCCATCTTTTCTTTTTCCTCCTCTTCTAAATTAATATTATTTATACGAGCATAAGATTTTGAAACCTTATACATTTCGCCAAGGGTTAATGTGTCTTGAAAAATTGAGTAGTCGACTCTATATAAATCACCTTCACAATGAAGTAAAATTATATAGTTTACGGAAAACTCGATAATATCATATTCATAATAATTTTCTAATTCTCTAAATTGTGCATAAACCTTTCTTTGAATTTGAGTTAAATCTAATTCACTAGTTTCCACAACTACTTTAGTATTTTGAAATACTTCTTCAAAAGTTTTATCCAAATTATCACTTCCTAAATCTATATTTAATGCTTCAGCAACCATCATAAACGCTTTACTTTTAGTCTCGGCCGGATGAGAAACACAACATTGTCCGAAGAGTTGCCCATTTCCTTTATCTACAACTTTATTCCCATTTTCATCCTTGGTATATTCAGAAACAAAAACCTCACAACTGAAGTTTAAATCTTCGTTTAGGTATAATTCACCAAGAGCTTCACAAACTTTAGGATATCGTTTGAAAATTTTAGCAGTTCCTAATAGCTCCCATGAACCATCCTCAGCTTGATTTTCAGAGAAATCTGAAAAAGAACCTATTACGTCAGAAATTAATTCTCCACTTTTAGTAAGTCCATGTCCCAAATTCTTTTTACCAGACTCCAACTTACTTCTTTCAGCAGTTAAACTAACTCCACCAATATAAAAGTCTTTATTTTCAACTATTTCGTGAATGAAATTTTCAGTAAAAATACATTTATTTAAATTAGGATTACTTGTTATAAGCAATAATTTAAGAGTCATATAAATATCATTTTCATTAGATAACTCTAGAACTTTTAATTTGATTTGTTCTACTTGCTTGTTCATAATTCACCTCCTTTACATAACAAAAGAAGTCATGATTAGATGACTTCTTGAATAGATAACATATTTAATTTTTTATCTAGAATTATTTCAATATTCTCAAAGTCCCAATATGGAATTACTATGAGTTCTATATTATTAACTTTACAGTATTCTCTTTTAATTCTATCATTATTTTGTACATATAATAGATTTTCTTCTCCACCCCAATATTCAATTGCTTCATAATGTTGGAGGCCTTGATACTCTATCAAATATAATATATCTGAATTGTTTTCTAAAATAACAAAATCAAAAGGCAATGTATTTATATGTCTGCAATCATCAATTCTATGTTGTGACTTATAATTTATATCTTGATTTTCTAGATAAGTCCTTATCCTAATTTCTCCCAATGATTTTCCACTACAAACAGAACATTTCCTTTGATAATTATTTTTAAAACAATAAAAGGAAACTTCATATTCTTTACCACATTCACATCTAAGTGATAATTTAGTATCAATATTAATGTATTTATTGCTCAATAGTTTACAGTCTGTATTGGATTCGATATATTCTTTAACATATTCATAAGCGTATGCACGATATTCAAGATTTTTACGTCTCAATATTTCACCGCATGTATTACATTGATTTTTACCATTTTTCTGAAAGTTTGCCAAAGTAGTATGAAACATTTCTCCACAAATACATTGTATATCTAATATTGCATTATTTTTATCATATTTTTTACTAATTAGCTTACATCCATTACTGTAGGGACTATTTTCAATAATATCTTTCACTTGTTTATATGAAAATCCTCTAATTTCTTTCATGTGTTTCATCGAACATACATCACACTGATGTTTATTTTTATCCTTAAAAATCTTGAAATTTGTAGTAAACTTATTACCACAATTACATTCTATTTCTAATGGCTTAAAAATACCTTTATAATCCAGACTAATTAATTTGCATCCAGCATCTTCAATTGTAGTTTTAACAAATTCATAACTTAAACTCATATTTATTACCTCCGAAGTAATTATTATTTAATTCCGATTGATTTTAAAATAGGAAGCGTAAACTCGGAAGGTTCCGTTTATCAGAATAACTGAGTGTCGACTCTCAATTCATTCCTATCCCATTTATTATAATATGCAAAGCTTATAGAGTTGTTACAAAATATTTCTCTATAGTTATATTATATTAAATTATTATTTAATTGTCAATATATATTTTAACATTATTTAACTATTTACTTGTGGAAGGTTTAGGATTATTTTGTGAATTACTCTTATCTTGCTTGCTATTTTTAATATCTTTAATAGGAGCTCCACCACCATTTTCTCCAGCAGCTTGCGTATTGAAAGAAGCTGGCACAACAAATATTTCTGCATCACCATCAGCTTTCTCTTTAGTTTTTCTAGCTTTTTCTTGCTCATAGTCATAGCCAAGAGTAGTAATTGTGGTAGCATATGAAGTAAGTCCACTTTGAAATAATTTTAAGACTTCATCTTTCATTGCTTGATCATCCTGTATTGAAACTTTATCAAATACGAATGTTGGGACTTTATTTTCTGCTATTCTCCATTCTATTGCTCTTTTTTTCATAATCTTTTTTAAGAATTCTGCAACATTTTTTTGATTAGCTGATATTTTTTTCTCGGCCACAGACACGTTCACTGTTGCAGAGGCGAAATTAGAACTAGTAGAATCACCTGTTACTAAAATAGCACTTAATCCACAACTAGATAAAATTGAACTATTAACTTCATCATACTTGGCCTTGTCAAACATATTCTTCGTATCAATTCCTATCCAAGAAGCTTCGACTACATGCGAAGTCACAGCAAGGGGATAACCATTGATTGCATTCTTAAATATTAAAGCAACATCTTTAAGAATATCTGGAGAAGGAGATGATATAAACTTTTCTGAACCTACCTTAACATGAAGAAATGGTTTCATTCCTGCAAAAAGTTGGCTATTTTCAAACTCTCCAATTAGATTCTTTTTTGAGAAAGCCTTCAGACAAGAACTTATAAAGGGGATACAATTCTTCTCCCAACGGGATTTTACACCTTGTAAAGAATAACAGCTATCTGGTGATAATTGAACCCACAAAGTACCTGTTTTTATACCTTCTAATATCTCAGGTGGATACCCTTCATATTGTTTAAGCAGAGTATTTATAAATCCTTCCTTTGCAATTGTATAGTTTCTATTACCAAATTCTTGAATTTTGTACTCCAGTACCGGTTCACCACCAATACCTATAGAGCTAATCCTTATTCTGTGAGGAGGGAATATGTCGAACCAATCTCCTCTGTCATAAACATAACAATTTTCATATAAATTTAAATCATAGAAAATATCTCTAAGTAAATCAAAAAGTCCTATTGATTCAAAATAAGCAATATATTTTTCCTTTATCTTTTCAGACGCACCCATAAGTTTCCATTTAGATAATGAAAACGGAGTTAATATCTTTTTTATCGCATTTCCATATATTGGATCTGCGTCAACATAGTAGTTACAAAGTTCAAATATTTTATAGATATTATCTTGCTTATTTTTTAGAATCTTATCAATATCATAACCCTTAACATCTCCATTGGAATTAAATCTGTTTTCATATACTGTAATAGGTTTATCACCATCTCCTGTATATGATTTCATATCAAATCCTACCGAGACTTCTGGAGTTATTTTTATTATAGGTTGTGTTTGAGCTATATATGGTTTCTTTTTATTTCTTGACATATATTACACCTCCTCCTTTTGTAAGTTATTTAAGTATTAGTTGAAACTCATTGCAATTCCCATGCACATTCCTTGCGTATTATTATTATAGTTTTCCCTGTTTTCATCCTCTAACTTGGAAATATAATCCATTGCCATCCAAAGTGATGAGCAACGATCTTTGTGTTGAGTTGTCAACGCAGTATCATAAAAACTATTTCCTTTTGCTGTAAATTTAGGAACTATAGTTGACAATTCAAACTGTAATTTATCAGCTTCAAAATATATCGCCATTTCTTCAATTAACAATTCTCTTGGCTTTGATTTATCTGCTTTTTTTGAATCATCGAAAGAATCTTGTTGATATCTCCTTGCTTCAGAAGATGGAATAGGTAAATGTAATGTTTTATTTTCAAAATATATTTTAGTTTTTACAACCATGTTATTATTAATAGTATTGCTTCCACGAAAAACCCTAACTATTGGAATAGCATTATTTCCGGTGTATCCAATATCATCTCTTACAAATGGCTTATATTCTACACCTTCACTTACATAAGGAAAGTTTAATAAACTTACAACTCCTTCCCCAATAGCATTTCCGTCAATAATTGTGGATTCTATATTAGGGAATCTAAGACAAACTTTTCTAACCTCTTCTGCGAGTTTTTCTGGAGGATATCCATGAAATGTTCTTATAAAGACAACATATTTATGAAAGGTTCCATCATTTTTTTCAATAAATTTAATTACTATTAAACTTGCATTATCTGCTCCATCTGCTTCAGAAGTAGCCACATCTAAACTTAATATGTACCTAGATTTTGAATGAGAGGGCTGTTTCAATTCTATAGAAGGCATATCTCTAGAGGGTTCTGTAATATCATATGGGAAAAATGAACCATTTTGATTTCCAATAAACTTTGCTCCCCATTCCATATCAAATATACTTTCAAGCATATTTCCCTTTTCTTCTTCTACAAACCCTTTCTCTATAATACCCGTTCTAATTCCTGCTTCATAACTTAAAGCACATGCGAACTTATTCATGTTCCCCTTTTTCATTTCATCAATAGTATCTGTAAATCTTTTGTATAAATCACATGTCTTGAGATAGGCACTAGATGTTTCAAAAAGTTTGCTGGGGAAATCTTCAAAGTTCTGTTCTCTTGCAACATCTCTTGTATATGATAGCATTGGTCTTAATGCCTTTTGAATTACAGTCGACTTTATTAGCCAACTTTCGTCAATATATATAATTTTCTCTCTCAAACCGACTATGTTTTTCCCATCTTTTTCCATAGCTTTGCATATTATAGTAGAGTTATTTTTAAACTTAATTGTAGCTCCATCCTTACTGATTCGTACAGGCAAGATTATTTCTCTCGCAAAATTTTCATTCTTAGCTGCGATATCTCTAATATAATTTGCCACCAACATTGCTTGATTTACGTTACCGGAGACCACGAGACAACGGTTGTCTGAATATAAAATTGACAATGCGCTTAATATCCATGCCATTTTCCATGTCTTACCAAATGAACGTGCCTCAATGTCTATTACATTTGTACATGTCCCGCAATTTCTCACGACAATCTTTTGAACATCTTTAAACGAAACTGGCTTACCTGGAGATGAGAAATATTCCTCGATAAAAATATCTAAGTGCTGACGATAAAATGATACCAACTTTTCCCAAATTTCTGGATTTTCAACGCCACCTTGTTTTACTACGCAATGACTATCTGGACTATCTCCATTTATTTGAGTTTGATTTTGACTTGCATTTTTTTTATGTGAAAAGTTTGTTGCCATATTATCCTCCTAATCCAAACTGCTTAAAACATGACGTAAGTCTTTATTTATTTTACTAATATCGTCATCTTCAAACACAATTTTTTTCTGTAGGAAACCATTTTGTTCTAACCATGCTGTTATCTCAGAGAGGGAGCCTAAGCCAGCAGTATCATTTTGTCCGCGTGTCTTCTCACTTAGCTTGGCACTTTGGGATAAACTATCAAAAATCGCTTTATTTTCTTTGTATCTTTTATCTCCACCAGCATTTCCATTCATCATATCGTTGTACGCAATATCCATAGCTAAACTAGCTTTTGCAATTTTTCGGACATAATCCTTATGATTACGATTAACTACAACGAAATCATTACAGGTATCAAAATAATATGTATCTAACCATTGAATATTTGATTTACTATAGTTTCCTTGCCAAATTTCCGACCAAATTTTCTTCTCTTTACCTTGTTTAATGGGCTCTAAATCCTCATCAGTATCATTGTCTAAGTCTTCTTCGATAAGAGATACTGGTTCATTACTTCCAATAAACTCATAATGAGGGGATATACCCATCCTTTGAAAATATATATTTCTTATCTTTTCAAATAAAAAAGACTCCCTTTTATCTTCAGAGAGAGAATTGTAATCTATATTATCACCATATTTTTTAGTTGCTTCTAATGTAGCTATATCTACCAATTCCTGTTGAAATTTTCTATCATTTAAACTACAATACTCTTTTAAGCCTGATAAATCTTTACTTATTTTACGAGAATCTTCCTTACAAGTGTTATCATAAGAATATCCTTGTTTATTATCTCTATTTGTATAATAGTTACTCATTTTTTTAGTTTTGTGGCAACATATACATTGCTTTGAACTGATCAATATATCTCACATCCTTTCATTACAAATTTATTTTCTCCCACAAATTAATAAAAACAGAAGAGGCGAGGAGGGATCTCGCACTAATCCATAGGAGCTACCCATGAATCTCTTCTATCCTGTGAATAAGAATACTCACAATTCAATTTACTATAAAATAAACTGAATTCTAAATATTATTTAATTGTTAAATATTAAACAGAGAGAATACCAGAATCGACACCCTACGTTAAGATTCATATTCTCTCTAAAATTTGATTAGCACCAGTTAGTCCATACTAATCTTCACACTCTGTACAAAGTGTATTATACTGTCTACAGTGAGCATCACATGAAAGGTGAGAGGCTTTAGAGGACTCATTGGGGATCGAACCCTCGATTAGAATCGTGAAGGTCATCTTGCCTTACCACTTGGCTACTCTACTACAATTAAATCTAGTTTACTTTTCTATTATTCCACAGGAAGAAACTAGGAAAGAAACCGTTGGAGCTTTCGATAGGATTTGAACCTACGCAAAACTGATTACAAAACAGACACTCTACCAACTGAGTTACGAAAGCATAGAAATGGAAGGTTCCTTATGCCAAAGTCACCTACAACCCGATTAGAACGGAATGAGATTTGAACTCATATCTTATAATCTTATAGGAAAATGCTTTATCCAATTAAGCTATCCATTCATAAATGATCCATTATTGCGAACCTGCCATGAATCAAGGCGACTCTGATTTTTCCGTTGTCAGGCAACTGCCATCCCATTCGTATGGTATTAATATTCTTATAAAAGCATACTTTTAAAACATTGTGGGTAAAGGACTTACACCTTTTCTTTATCTCCGTTATATAGGAGTGTCTCGATTCTTATGACATACCCACACTCTTAAATCATCCATTAAGGCAGGAATTCTCCGTTACTTTAATTTTTCGCCAAAGTAATAAATGCTAGTAAGTCTTAATCTTACGCTCCTGTTGTATAAATATTACATGATAAACCCTCCTATTACGTAGCATGAATCTGGTCGCAAGCGGGGCAGATTTTTGATTCTTATTACATAACTATTAATCCATTTTTATTAAAATCCATATACATAATGTCTAATTCTTTCTCTAGTTTCCTGAGATGTGTATAGTCAATTCGAATTAATCTAATACCATTTTTATTACAATATTCATTTTTTAAAATATCATGAGCTTGTGTAATTATGAATCTTTCATCCCCACCTAATCTTGTTGATGCTACAAAATGTTGTAATCCATCAAATTCAAGAATGTGGTTAAGTTTTGTTTGTTCTTTATCATCGAATATTGCAAAATCAAATCTTAGAAAACCACCTTTAGAACCTTTTAAATCTCTAAATATATATTCTTGTTTAAAATTAATTCCACCAGCAGTTAAAAACTTTCTTATTTTCTTTTCGCCTTTAGATTTATTACATAAAGGACATCCTGTTTCGCTTCTAACACCTTGATAATTCTTTTCTTGAATTACATTAGGATGATTTTCACATATATATTTTATATGTTGTGAATCACTAGTATAAGTTTGCCCCTCTATTATATGTAACCCCACCTTCTCAAATTCGCTAAATACAAATTCTTGAGATAGTCTTGTTGCTAATTGACTATTTGTTATGCATTTTTTAGCAATATCTTTATTTCGTATTCTTTTTATTCTTCTGTTTTTATCACACTCAGGGCATCTTGTTCCAGATAAAAAACTAGTTGGCAATATCTCATATTCATAATTATTACATTTTTTACAGTTATGTCTTATTTTTATCTTATTAGAATAACCTTTATATTCTTCTAATAAGGTATATTCGTCTTGAACTAATTCATAAACTCTATCTATTAGATTTTGAGTTGTCATAGTATTTTTTTCTATATATATCTTTGTTCCACATTCATTACATTGGCGTTTATTCGCATTTTTAAATGTATCAAATGTTGTTTTAAATATATTGCCACATTCACATTGAATCTCTATTTTTACTTTTGTAGAAATATAATCTTCTTTCTTAGTAATTAAAGTACATCCATTCCCTAATTCACCATTAATATATTCTTTTATATTTTCATAAGGGATACTCATAATTTTTTTAAAGTTATTTTGACTACAGATATCACATTGTTTTTTAGGATTTTTCTTAGTATAAAAGTTATCCAGTTGAACTTCAAACTCAGTTTTATCAGAGCATCCACATCTTAATCGTAAAATTATTCTATTTCTTTTTCCTCTTTCTTCTACTCTATAATCTAAAAATTCACAAGAACTTTCCTTTTCTACATAAATTTTTAAACTATCACTATTCCATTTAGCCATTTTAATTCTAATCTCCTCTGTTTTTTATTTAAACAAAAGAGGGTAGGAATACAGCCTACCACTCAACTCCAAAATCGAATCACAGTCGAAAGGAGTTATTATTTAATTGTTATACTTCTTCTAAAATATCTTCTGAAATTCTTTTATATAATTCTGCTATATCTTTCTCAGCTTCTCTATATCCAATCTCGTACATTTCCAAAAGTGTACATCCTAAACATCCACCTTCAGATATATTCTCAATAGCGGAATTTACTAAATCCTCTTTAGTCATTACTTCTTCCTCACAATTTTCACCACATATACATTCTTTAGAATCACACATATAAATACATCTCCTCAATTCCTTATTTTTAGAAAGTCCTCAGTTAAGGTAGAGGACAACCACCTTGCGTTAGATTTACGCATTAGACGTTAATAGAAAATGACCACCTACACTTTCTCCATATATCATGGGCTATTGGGCAGCAGTAATTTAAAATCTTTAGTAAACTAGACATAATTTTTAGTCACTAGCAATGGATTTTAACTCATTGGTAAATTATTATTTAATTATATAATGTCATCCAATGAACAATCTTCCCCTATTATAAAATCTACAAATCCATTTGCTTTAGCTTCTTTTGCAAACATATACCATTCGGAGCCATATTTTTTATCATATACTTTTGAAGTTAATGTACTATGAGCTAATACAAATTCTTTAGTTCTCTTTTCTAAATCTTTATAGAAGTTTGCTGTGTCAGCTAGCTTTGACATTGAATTATACATAACCGAGGAACCATCATGCAAAAGAAAGGTTGAAAAGCTTTGAGTATATCTTTTATGACCAGCTATTCCAATTAAGAATCCCATAGAATATTCAATTCCAAGGTTAACTGTATATACAGGAGTTTTAGAAGTTAAAATTGTATCAATGAGGGAAAATCCCGTTGTCACCATGCCTCCTGGAGAATTGACATATATGATTATTGGTTTTCTATCTTCTACTGCAAAACCCTTGTCTTCTTGATTCCATGCCATGATTCTTAAAACTGCATCCTCAATTAAATTATCATCTATCTCATTATTTATTATAATTTTCCTCTGTTTTAGGTGGTCTAAATAAATTATGTCATCATAGTAATAACTCACCGATGCTTTCATTTCTTGAACTTCTTTTTCCATAATATATCTCCTTTATTCCTTGAATTATTATTTAATTGTTAAATTTAATTTAATAAAATCTTAAAACTTCCTTTTCTACATTTGCCATCCTCATAAATATCTAACTTAGCAGAAGCTTTTGCTCCACCAAAATAGTTATCATCAGAGAATTCATCGCTTCCCATTATAGAGGGAATAAACACAACTTCACAATCATGAGTTGATGCTTCATTAGTTGTAGCTTGAAAATCATGATGTAAATGTCCAAAGTAGGCAACATCATAAAACTTTCTATGTAACTGGCTAGCGTTAGCAATTGCAGTTTTAGAGCTCTTAATTTTCTGTCCATGTTGAGCAAATATATTATAATTAAATATTTTAAAATCTAAGAATTTACCATTATATTCAGGAATTTTAATCCTTGGATTATCTAATAATACATCATGTATATATGCAACTATTATTCGTTCCATATTCTCAAATGTAAATGATTTATCGCCGAAAGCTCTAATTTCTGAATGATTTCCACAAAGTACATGATGATAAGTAATCGGCATAAACTTACTAATCTCTGTTAGAAACTTAACCATATATCTTGCAACTTTTATAGATTGATCTGTTAATCCATATTGTAAACTAGCTAATTGAGATATCCTTAGAGTCATTCCCTCAACATCGTCTCCGCAATTTAATATATGTAATTGAGATATATTCTGCTCAATGCAAGCTTGTTTAGTTTCTGAAATTAATTTATTCATACGTTCATAGAATATGTCTTCAGAGTAAGAATTATTAACTGAGAAAAATATCTTGCCGAAATGAAAATCTGAAATCCCAAGTAGTCCTATCTTTGTTGCTCCTTGAGTTACTTGAAGAGGTTCAAAGTCCGGAACTTCTATTTTAATTATAGATTCCTTAACTTCATCAAAGAACATTTCTAATCTGGAATCCTGTCTCATCCATTTGTTATATTCAAGTTTAGTTGTACTAAATTTAATTCTTTCTTTTTTAAGCTCTTGTAATTTTAATTCAACTTCATCTAATATGGTATTGTCAGAAATACTATTTATTTTTTCTTCATCGAGTAATTGCAAAGTATATTTAGATCCGTACATCTCCCTGCGACATACATCTGAAGACAATTTCTGTTTATATACGAGCTCTGATAAATCTACATAATCCTCATCAGACAATGTTTTATCAACCAATTTACCAAATACAAGGCGTTTGTGAAACTCAAATTCAGTTTCATTTTCATGCTTAATCAAATCTTCCACTAAATCCCCTCCATTCCTTATTTGAATAAGACAGAGGAGATTATCTCACGATAGCTCTTGTCTTTATTTCCTAAACTTCTTCTTTATTCTGAATTGCGATAGTTATTTCTTTGCCTAATAATTCTTTTAGATCACTGTAAAACAATGTATCTAAACTTCCTTCTTTTAGATCTTTTACGGTTATACCAGTTTCATTTATAGAAACGAGCTCACCCTTTAGTGTAATTTTGAGTAATTCATTTCGTTCAGTTTTTATCATTTTGATAATTCCTCCCTTATTTCCTAATTTAATTTATATTTTAAATATTTCTTCACTGTCCGGTATTATTGCTTCAACATGTAAATTTTCACCAATCAACTTTTGTAAATTTAAACTTCCAGAAAGATTCCCATGATTTATAAATACTTTCTTAAGCTTTCCTTTTTTACTCGTCTTAAGTAATTCAACTAATTGATTACAATCTGCGTGAGAACTGAATTCCATAAGTTCTATATTTGCATTTATTTTTACTGGTTTGCCTTCTATTCTGATAGTTTTTTGAGTAGTTTCTAATAATCTACGTCCCAAAGTTGAAGCACCTTGAAATCCCGTTAACAACAATTTACAATTCTTAGTTGGTAGAAAGTTAGCAAGATGTTTTAGAATTCTTCCACCATTACACATTCCACTACTAGAGATAATTATTTTTGTATCTCCATTAGCAAGTAATTTACTTGATTTAGCATCACTAGTATATAAAACCTGTTTCCATCTGAATAAATCTCCTAATTCAGCATCCCTTTGAATATCTCTTTCATTCCAAAATTCTCTATTATCATCAACAACTTTTTGACTTTTACATGCCATAGGACTATCTAAATAAATAGGGATATTATTAAATTTACCTTCAGCTTTTAGACATACTTCTCTCAGTAACCATAATAATTCTGAACTTCTCTGAATTGAGAAACTAGCAATTAATAAAGTCTTCTTATGAGAAATACAAGTATCTTCAATAGCTTTAGTCATTATTTCTAATGGATTATTCTTAGGATGTAATCTATCACCATAAGTACTTTCACAGATAACATAATTTACTTCGCCTATATCTGCTGCTATTGGAACAAATGCATGTTCACCATCTTTACCACTTGTATCTCCTGTAAATAATATCGTTTTAAATTTGTATTCATCAATTCTATATTTAATTAAAACCATTGAAGCACCGAGCATATGACCTGCCGGGATAAATGTAATTGTAGTGAATTTATCTAAAGGAATTTCTTTATTAAAGTCATATCCTTGTAACATACTTACACATTCCTGAGCTTCACCCATTGTATATAATGGTTCTATTTCAATTCCATCTTTATTTTTAATTCTCTTATCTTTTGATTTTTTATCATTCTCATATTTACATTGGGCTCCATTTAAATAAGCGGCGTCTAGCATATTAATAGCACAGAACTCTACTGTAGGAACCGTAGCCAGTAGTTTACCTTTGAATGATACATTTTTAGTCAGCATAGGTAATCTCCCTACATGGTCTAAATGAGCATGAGTAAGGATTGCATAGGATATATCTTTTACTTCAAATTCAAAAGGTCTAGCATTTATGCTTTGTATAGTTTCAAAACTTTTTGCTGAATCTTGAAGTAATCCACAATCAATTATGATTTTTAAACCATTTGGAAACGTTAATAATGTGCATGATCCGGTAACTACATTATTAGCTCCTAAAAATTGTATTTTTATATCAGTATCCCGTTTCTCCATGAAACTTGACCTCTCTTCCTTGAATTTATAATTATTGTTTAATTGTTGTTTAAAAAAATATAATGGTAGAGCAGATATTACTCTGCCCTATTAAACCACTTTTCGTTAAAGGAGCCTATTTAATGCCGAGGCACGAAGGCTTATTAAAGGTAAGTCGAATTGCTATAATTGACTTCAACCTCAAATTATTATTTAGTTGTATAATAAAAATTAATTCAATTATATACTATATACGGAACAGATACAAAGTTGTGAGCACGTTGATACATCTAGTTTAGAAGGGTGCTAAAATTATTTTGCCTTGCAATTTCAGCAATTTTACAATAAATCACCTCTTTTTACCTTTTGATATTTATCCCCAAATATGTTAAAATCATAATTGTTTTTAATTTTTATTAACACTTCATCACTATTCATATTATCATTTTTAAAGCATTTTAATGTTTGAGGTTTTTTAGAAATATATAAAAGGTTTAAAACTAACATACTATATTTTTTAAATCCAAATTTATCATCTTTTGCATTACCGAAACTTTGTTTAAAAATAGAAAGAATAGTAGAATCATTTGGTTTTAACTTTTTTAAATTATCAACCGAGTCTTGTTTTGCTTTTCTTTCTACTGTTTTTTTAGCCTTATCATTTAAGGTACATGTTTTTGTTTTTAAGCCATTTATTTTCTTACCACATTTTTCTATAATACTAAATATAGCTAAGGCACTATTTATTTGATATATTCCATCTAAATCTTTTGTTTTAACTAATAAATCAATAAGTTGTTTGTGCTTCTCTCCTTTATTATAGTTTGCATTTTTAAATATTAATACTTCCTGAAGGATATCCAAGGGTGTGTTAAATTTTTCATATAGCCTATATT